GGGTTTTACATTAATGGATATAAATTTTTCCAGTTGTTTGACGACCATTAATGAAAATGGTGTCTCAAAATTCGGGATATGATAAATCTTTAGCTCATTCTTATTGTTAAAAGATGCAAGTCCAACATTATATTGCTCAAACATAGAAAGGTTGAGTAAAGCATTTTTACAAAAAGCCTCATCTAATATAACAAAGGACTGATTTGCAAATGCTCTATACCTATACGCTTGAACCAAAGCTCTTCTCCAGTTTTTTAACTTTAATTCAATGGCAACAATTGAATATATATTTGAGCCGTTTTTATCAAATAAAACAAAATCAGGTATTCCGAATAGACCTCTAACTTCTGAGACAAGAAGAAGTCCAGTATTTTTAATAAATCGATAAGCATACTTAGAAAAAAGCTCACTCATCTCTTTTTCAGATTTAAAATTCATTTTAAACTTTCTCACAACAATTTTTATAGGTAGCCATTATCTGAGTACCATTTTCCCTTATTGCCATTAAATTTCTTACCTATATTATAAGGCGGGTCAGCAAATACAAGATCAATAGAACCGTCTTATATTGTATCTTCTAATACTTCGGAGGAATCCCAAAATATATAGTATCTCTATTATTTCTAAATTCTTCCATTTTCTTATAAAATATAAATATGAGGATTAAAAATAGCCAAAAAATTCAATAAATAAAAGATATTGGCATGCTCTTTGATGCCCTAATTTTTCTAAGATTTTTTCTATATTTTTCATAGATTTTTCTTGACAATCCCCAAAAATTTCTTAAATTACTCCTGTTCTTTTAATAAATTTTTGACCACACAATAAAGGAAGCATATGGAAGAAGTCTTAATAGCCGATGACGAAGAGCCAACGGCTGAACAACTTGAAAAAATCGCGGAACGTGAAGCCGCGGAGGCTCGCGAGCTCCGTACCCTGCACCTGCTGTGGGATGTGCAGCGGTATTTCGGTGGGAAGTACAGGATCATCCCATTCGACGAGGACGATGACGAAAGTCCCCACATCGAACTCAGGGTCGCTGACCATTCCGGGAACGCCCGGAACATGAACGATATATGTGGCTATCACATATCAGTCGTTATCACTGATAACGACCCAACTGGTCGGAGGTTTTACAACCCCGACCAAAGCATGCCCAATGAAATTCGGTTTACTGGAGATAACACGGTCGCGGAGGTAATCTCCACGATCGAAAATAGGATAAAAGAGATTAAGAATAAGCATTACAAATCATAAATTAATTATAAGAAGGAAGAAGCAAAATGGAAATAGAATTTAAATTAATGGATATACTTAGGGAATACTCGAGGGTGAAAACCGCCCCGCTTGTAACGCGGTTGCACTATAAGGAATGCTCTATCGCGGAGCACTCCTATTTTGTCGCGGTCATATCCTTAATGGTGTACGCCAAGTTAATGACGTACCCGTCATTCAAAGAGGAAATCAAAGAGATGTTTGCAGGGAAGGGGGTATCACCCCTTGCCTATATTCTTGTAAAATCTATTACGAAAGGCTTGCCCGAAGCAGTCCTTTCAGAAGTGGATCATGACACGAGAAGGTTCATTATGAAAATAGCTCCGGATACGTTCGATAATCTTGAGCGAGGTTTTTTCCAAAATATTTTAATAAAAGATATGCTAGATAGTATGCCACCCATACTATCTAAGATAGTAGAGCTGAGTGAGAATCTCAGCATATACAAGTATACCAAAGATGAATATAAGCTAGGAAATGTCACATTGAATGACATTTCCGAAGATGCACTAATGCGCATCAGGGGTATGAAAAATGACTTTCCGAATGGGTTTATCCCTGATCTGTTCACCAGTGAAGGGTGGGGATTGTGAGTGTAAAGGATTGGCCGATTCGTTAGCCAATTCCCTATTATTTGTTAAGCATCAATTTATCAGAAAGGAAATTATGAAGCCCGAAAAGTACACCCTAGTGGGTGTTTTGCAACATTGTTCCCGAACGAAGACTCTCGTTCAGGTTATCAGACGGGGGCATACAAAGGATGAACCTGCTGTGGACCACTCATATCTTGTGAGTTTTATCGCGATGACACTGTACGTTAAGCTAATGGCACACTCGTCATTCAGTATAACCCTTAAACGAAAGTTTAAAGGTCTTGGGATAGCGCCCATGACCTACATTTTGATTAAAGTTCTCTTGCACGATACACCCGAGGACGCTATCTCAGGTATACCCCTTGACACGAAACGGGTGCTCAAGGAGACGATCCCCGGCTTTGCAGGGGCGCTTGATGACCTTAAGAAGACGGTATCCCAAGCGGCATTAATTCGCAGTATGTTAGGTAGTATGGATAACGTACTATCTAAGATAGTGGAGTTAGCGTATATTATCGACGTGTTCGTGCACGCTAATACCGAATGTGAGTTTGGTAACCTCGCCATGTCCGTTGTTTCGGATGACGCTCGGGCACGAATCGAAAGTATGGGAGATTATTTTCCGGAGGGGTTTATCAGCTCCCTGTTCACCAGTAAAGAGTGGGGTTTATAAGGGATTGGCCTATTCGGTAAGCCAATCCCTTCATATTTTTAAATTAATCACCATATTTTCAATATAAATATTCACACAATACAAAGGAAGAAGCATTATGATACTAAGAGATTATCAAATCCAACTGGCAAACCGGTGTTATGAAATTATCAAGCAACACCGGCTGGTATATCTGGCAGCGGAAGTTAGAGTCGGCAAGACTCTTGTTGCCCTCGAGACCGCGAAGCTGTTAGGCGTGAAGAAAGTCCTCTTTGTGACCAAGAAGATGGTCATACCGGCCATTCTTAATGATTACTCGGCCGGTATGTATGAGACAGATTACCAATTGAAGGTAATCAATTATGAGAGGCTCGGTAAGACGGCGCCTTTTTACGACCTCATTATAGTCGATGAGGCTCATGCTCTTGGTGCGTTCCCAAAGCCGAGCCTTAGGGTTAAGGAATTGAAAAGGATTGTAGGTAATAATTACTATATGTTATTATCGGGGACACCAACCCCCGAAAGCTACAGCCAATTGTTTCACCAGTTATACCCGTCTTCTTCATCCCCCTTTTTTGAAAAGTCTTTTTTCCAATGGGTTGATAACGGATATGCTCGCCGTAGAACGAAGGTAATCCGCGGGTATAACATCTATGATTACTCGGATGCCAACAGAGTGAAGATCGAGGCAATGACGAAGCATCTCTTCGTGACCTTTACACAAAAGGAGGCGAACTTTGAGGTGCCAGAGTTGAAGGATGAGGTTGAGGGAATCAACATAATGCCGGAGACGCATCATATTGCGAGAGAATTATTAACCAATCGATACTACGCTTTTAAAGATGGTGCCGAGGTAGTATGTGATTCAGCTGTCTCACTCCAGCAGAAGCTGCATCAGCTCTATTCCGGGACTATTATTACAAGTTTTGGCTCCAAGATTATTGATGACTCAAAAGTTAGGCATATTCTTGATAATTATGTCGGAAAGGTTAAGGTCGCTATCTTTTATCTCTACACCGCCGAAGGCAGCTTGTTAAGGAGCCTTATACCGGAGACTACCAGCGACCCGGATGAGTTCAATTCGTCGGTTGATAAGACGTTCATCAGCCAGTTCCAATCTGGCTCCCGTGGCATCAACCTATCCACGGCGGATGTAATAATCTTTTACAATATCCACTTCAGCTCTGAACTCTATCAGCAATCGAGAATGCGAGGTTCAGAGCGGGATAAGTCAACCCCGACTCGGTTGGTTTGGTTATTTTCAAACGATGGAATAGAACATCATATATATCCCCGGGTTGTGAACAAGCTCTCATATACAGCCTCATATTTCAGGAGGGATTATGGTATTCAACTGCCTTGATTGCACCAAAAAAAGAAGTGATGATATAAAGAAAAAGTATAGAGCACGAGTCAAGAGGAAAAAGAATCGGATGCGTGAGCTATACGGGTTCATGGAATCTGGAAGGCACTAAGATGGCTCACGAGGCGTATACATCGTCAGTAAACCAAAAAATTTTATTAATTTAAAAATTTTCATAGACAATTTATTAAAAGAAAGGAAATAGTTATGAACGTAAATTCACTCAAAGAGTTCTCTGGGAACAGGCGGATGTACAAATTCGCCTTCATAAATTTTATGAAGGAAAATGGCCTCACTATTGAGGCATTTGCAAAAGAAATTGGCTACTCCACTGATGGAGTAGTCAGAATGGTCACACGTGGGACCATTAAGAAAGCCCTATTTGAGGGGCTTTCACGTAAATATGAAAATATTGAAAAATATAGGAGTGCCAGATGATTTTATTCGATAATACCAAGTCTCTGCTCTACCAAATGGTAGAGCAGCAGCTTAACTTACAAGATAAGGATATTTCATCCGCGGAATACCTACGTGAAAACGTATTATCCGCGGTGGAGGAAGTCCTTTTGTTGCAATCAGAAATAAAAAAAACCCATTCCAAGCTCAAGTGCTTCACATTTGGCCCCGTGAATGGGATCGACCAGGCTACCGAAGAACTTATAAGAGTCCTTCAATTTGTAATTAATGTTGGATTGTATCTCGTTCGTAATGATCTCGCTACAAATGAAGAAATTTCCCAGATACAAGATAATCATATTTGCACCCGGCTCTCGGATATTCTATATGATTCAATAGTTGATCTATCTAATCACCCCACCGAGATACCCAACCATATAACTCATATTGATTATTATAGTGGGGTATTAATTTCAATAGTGGTATGCCTTAGGGACATATTGAGGCCTGCCCCCTTAAAGCCTGATAAACGTGCGCGTCAATTTAACATATTAAAAGGTCTCGCCCTCTACCCACTTCTGCTGCGCATGCTGTTCGAGCTAACAGCCATAACTTGGATAGATAACTCGAAAGACATGTATGATTACTTTATGCTGGAAAATTAAAATGAATACTCAACAAGTTATGCTCTTAAATGCGAGTTCAACCCATAAAATATTCTGGCATCGACCTTAAGTTATAAAAATAGAGGCCTGAATTAGTCAATCCGCCTATTGGAGGGACTAGCTTCCAACTAGGCGGATTTTGACTATCTTACTTTTTAACTATATAAAGCAGAAACTATTATAGGTTAATAATGATTCTACAGTATAAAAATAAAAAAGATATTAATTCAATATTGAGCTCATCACCCAAAGCTATATTTCTTAGTGATATTATCTCAAGTGAAAATTTAATTATAAAAGGTGATAATTTATCTTGTATGAAATCCTTATTAGATGTTCATGCCGGAACAATAGACCTAGTCTATACTGATCCCCCATTTTCTACTAATAATATTTTTCGTGTTGGAAATGATAGGGTTTCAACAATAAGTAATAGCAAGAAACACGATATAGCTTATTCTGATAAACTAAAGGGAGATGAATTTTTAGAATTTATTAGGGAAAGGCTTGTTTTTTTAAGGGAATTGCTGTCTAATAAGGGATCAATTTATCTGCATACTAATTACAAGATTGGTCATTATATAAAAATAATAATGGATGAAATTTTTGGTCAAAAGAATTTTAGAGGAGATATTTCTAGAATAAAATGTAACCCTAAAAACTTTCGGAGAAAAGCTTATGGCAATATTAGGGATATGATTTTGTTTTATAGCAAAACATCAAATTACATTTGGAATGAACCGACTATTGATATGAGTGCTGAACAAATGAATAAATTATTTAATAAGACAGACAAGAATGGAAGAAAATATACAACTAACCCATTACACGCCCCAGGGGAAACTATTAATGGAAAATCAGGCCAATTATGGAAAGGCATGTTGCCTCCAGAAGGTAGACATTGGAGATTTTCTCCTGATGTATTAGATAAGTTGGAATCTGATGGTCTTATCGAGTGGTCAAAAAAGGGAGTGCCTAGAAAAATAATATTTGCTGATGATCATGGTAAAGCTAAATTACAGGATATTTGGGAGTTTAAAGATTCTCAAAAGCCTATATATCCAACAGAAAAAAATCTTGAAATGCTCAAAACGATAATTAATGCTTCATCAAATGAAAATAGTTTTGTATTAGATTGTTTTAGTGGTTCTGGAAGTACTCTGTTTGCAGCCGCTGAATTAGGTAGACAATGGATAGGAATAGATAATTCAGAAAAGGCTATTAATATTTGTAGAAAAAGATTTGATAAATTAGAGCCAAGAATGCTTCATGATAATTACAAGTATTCATACTTAGAGCAGCAATAGATAAAATTGACTCTTCCCTTTAGGCGTGGCATAATATAGTTATATCACGCTTTTTATGTACCAAATCAAAAGACAATGGACTAATGCCAAGAAGCAACTCGTTAAGGGATTCCTGCTATGGACCAGAAAAAAAAATCTTACACGGTAGAACAAAAGGTTTTGGTTTACATGAGTTATTTGAGAACAAAATTTCTATCATTCGGAAAGGGTATCCAAAAGTATGTGGTGATATTTTGCCCAATAGAGGCAATTTACTTTATCGCGTATCCATTATATCAAACTGGTAGAGTATGGTGATACGATTTCGTATTTTTATATAAACATGGAGTTTAAGAATTAGTGGTATTGAAAAAATCAGGTAATAATAGTAATCTACATAAAGCAGGTATTGCCAAAAAGGATGAGTTTTACACTCAATTAATAGATATTAACAAGGAATTAGCTAAGTATAAAGACCAGTTTAAGGGAAAAGTAGTTTTATGTAATTGTGATGATCCCAGAAAGAGTAATTTTGTGAAATATTTTAGTATCAATTTTGAGCATCTAGGGTTAAAGAAACTAATCGCTACTCACTATAAAGACGGCAATATATTTACTGGTGATTCACCTTATAAATTAGAATATACGGGGAATGAAAAAGGCGGACGTTTGCCAGACCTCAATGAATTTATGACTAAAATGATTGGTACCGGTGATTTTAGAAGTGATGAATGTATTGAACTTCTTAAAGAAGCTGATATTGTTGTAACTAATCCTCCATTTTCCTTATTTCGGGAATTTGTCGCTCAACTTATCGAGTATGATAAAAAATTTTTAATTCTTGGTGACCAGAACGCTATCACTTATAAAGAAATATTCAAACTGATTCAACAAAATAAATTGTGGCTAGGCTACGATAATGGTGGTACTAAATGGTTTCAGGTTCCCATGGAATATGATATTCCTACCGAATCAAGAAAAAAGATAGTTGACGGTATAAAATATTTTAGCATGGGAAGAATCTTATGGTTTACAAATCTTGATAATGATAATCGTCATCAAGAAATGAGTCTCTATAAGAAATACTCGGCAAAAGAATACCCCAAATATGATAATTATGAAGCTATTGAGGTATCAAGAGTTTCAAATATCCCGATGAATTTTTCTGGAGATATGGGAGTTCCTATAACATTTCTTTATAAATATAATCCTGAACAATTTGAGATTGTTAGATTTCGTAAGGGTGATGACGATAAGGATTTAGCAATAAATGGTAAATATACATACTTCAGAATTTTAATAAGAAATAAAAAAGTTAAAAATTAATATGAAAATTGACTTATATGAAATTACACAAAGCGGTTATTGAAGTAAAAGAACGCCTTGCAAGAAAAGAATTAGAATAATACACGGCAACTATTAAAGCTAAAATTATGAACAAATTAAAAATGCAGACTCCGAATCTGGTTGATAAAAATGTTGAACAAATAGCAGGTTTATTTCCCGAGGTTATCACTGAGATAAAGGACAAAGAAGGTAATATTATCAAGGGAATCGATTTTGATCTCCTTAAACAGAAACTTTCTCATGTACTTGTGGAAGGCGAAAATGAACGGTACCGCCTTGACTGGCCAGGTAAAAAGGCATCCTTGTTAAAGGCGAATACCCCGATAACCAAAACACTAAGACCAGTAGTGGAGGATAGTGTTAACTTTGATAAAACAGAGAACCTTTACATTGAGGGGGATAACTTTGAAGTACTGAAGATTCTTCAGGAGTCGTATCTGGGCAAGGTAAAAATGATATACATTGATCCACCTTATAATACGGGGAATGATTTTATATACAGGGATGCCTTTAAGAAAAGTACTAATGAATACAAGGAAGAAATAAATGCAATTGATGAGGAGGGAGGAAAATTATTCAAGAATACGGATTCAAACGGGCGATTTCACTCTGATTGGTTAACTATGCTTTACGAGCGGCTATTGATTGCTAGAGATTTGTTAGCAGATGATGGCATAATACTTGTTTCTATTGGAGTTGAAGAGCTTAAAAATTTAAAAGCAATTCTTGACGAAACATTCGGGGAGGAAAATTTTGTCGAAATATTCTCTTGGGTTAAGACCTCAACTCCACCCGCACTTTCAACTAAATCAAGAAAGACAAATGAATACATACTGTGTTATGAAAAATATAAAAATTCCCAAAAATATAACGGAGAATTATTGGATGGAGGAGACCAGCCACTATTAAATTCTGGGAATTCAGTTGTTGCTCTGAAATTTCCAAAAGAATCAGTTTATTTTAGAAAAGATAAATTTCCTAATGGGAAATTAGCAGCCGGGCTGTATGATAGAGTAACATTGAGCGAGGACATTATTATTCATGACGGCTATTCAAAGAGCGATTTTATTTTAGAGGGTGAGTTTAAGTGGACACAGGATTTCCTTAATGCCGAGATACAGAAAGGAACAAAATTTTTAATAAAATCCGAAAAACTATCAATTAGATTTATTAGAGATGAAGAAGGGTATAAGCGACCAACGAATTATATCAAGGAAAAATACACATCTCCTCTTATAAATAAGAAAGAGAATGGTGTGGGCACTAATGAAAATGCATCAAGTGAGTTAATTGAGCTGCTTGGTGGATATTATTTTGATTACCCAAAACCAGTTAGCTTAATAAAATACTTGATAAATTTTGTTTGCAAACAAAATGATATAGTTCTTGATTTCTTTGCCGGATCAGCAACGACCGCGGAGGCGGTTTATCAGTTCAATATTGAGAATCATTCAAAGTTGAAATATATTTTAGTGCAACTACAGGAAGAACTTGACGAAAAAAAGGCGAGGGATGCGAACGAGAAGAAGAGAATATTAGCCAGCATTAAATTTCTAAATTCTCTGGGAAAACCAACAAATGTATCAGAGATAGGCAAAGAAAGAATTCGACGCGCGGGGAGGAGAATAAAAGATGAATACTTGAAAGAGCGTGAAATCGAACTCACGAAAATCAATCGTGAATTAAAATACAAAACCTTAGCTGGGAGCGAAGAACTGAGGGAAAAGAAGTCAGAACTCGAATTAAAAATTGAGCACATTAAAAATCTCGATATTGGGTTCCGAGTATACAAGACTGATTCAAGCAACATGAAGGATGCTTTTTATCACCCGATGGATATAACACAAGAACAACTATCGGCATTCGAGAGCAATATTAAGGAAGACAGAACACCGGAAGATTTACTTACCCAGGTGATGCTTGATCTTGGTCTGGAATTATCTTTATCGATCGATAAGCGTGAAATTCTTGGAAATAGTGTGCTTGTCGTTCAGGAAAACGCTCTTGTAGCGTGTTTTGATGACAACATTAATTTTAGTATAGTGAACGTGATTGCTGATATGAAACCTTCCAAAATGGTCTTTAAGGACGCGTGTTTTGCGTATGACAAGGATAAAATTAATGTAGAAAAACGCTTCAAAAGACTTTCTCCGGAAACAGTCATTATGGTGATATAGAATGAAATTAAAATTCAAGCAGCAACAATATCAGTTTGATGCAACAATGGCAGTAGTTAACTGTTTCATTGGTCAGTCCAAAGGGAAACGCGAAGAACTTGTCAGAAGACACGGGTTATTCGGCGATGAAATATTTTCAAATAAAAAACTGAATCTAACCCCCGAGGAACTACTTAAAAACATTCGGGAGGTTCAGAAGGATCAGGGGTTAAAGGTCAATAAGGCATTAGAGGGGATGAACTTCACCATTGAAATGGAGACCGGGACGGGTAAAACTTATGTCTACACCAAAACCATGTATGAATTAAATGCTCATTACGGATGGAGTAAATTCATCATAATGGTTCCTTCTATTGCAATTCGAGAGGGCGTTCATAAGTCTCTGGAAATTACAGCCGATCATTTTCAGGAAATTTACGGGAAAAAGATTCGCTTTACTATTTACAACGCGCGGAACAAATCCAACCTGGTGAATATCAAGAACTTTGCTAATACTTCTAACATAGAAGTAATTATAATGAATTACCAGGCATTTGCCACGAAAAGCAAAGAATCTCGGAAAATCTATCAAAAGTTAGATAGTATTCAGTCTGAAAAACCGATAGATATAATCAAAAGGGCTCGCCCGATACTTATTATTGATGAGCCACAGCGCTTTGGAGACAAAGCGGAATCGCTTCTTCATGAATTTAACCCGCTCTTTAATCTTCGCTATTCCGCTACACATAAAAGAGATTACAATAAAATTTACCGCCTCGATGCAATTGACGCGTATAATCAGAAACTTGTGAAAAGGATAAACGTAAAAGGGATTGAAGTCATAAGGAATAGTGGCACAAACAGTTATCTGTTTCTGGATCGGGTACAAATAAGTTCAAAGCATTATCCAACCGCATTCATTGAAATGGAGGTTAATCAAAAAACTGGGATAAAAAAAGTAATTAAGCATATTTCGGAAAAGGATGACTTATATCAGCACTCTGGTAAATTAGCTCAATACAAGGGTTTTATTGTTAGAGAAATTAATGGGCTGAAAAACAGGGTCGTGTTTACCAACGGGGTTGAAATTCATGCAGGGCAAACCATTGGAGATGTTGACGAGGAACACGTGAGAAGAATCCAGATACGGGAAACGATAAAATCTCATATCGAAAAAGAAAGAATGCTCTACCGGAAGGGGATTAAGGTATTGTCATTATTCTTCATTGATGAAGTAGCCAAATACCGGGCCTATGATGATAATAACAACCCGTTAAAGGGTGAATACGCGTTGATATTTGAAGATGAATACAGAAAGGCGATACAAGAGCAAAGCCCGTTTGAAAAAGATTATAATGATTACCTGAATCTTCATTCTGTAGAAGAAATACACGAGGGATATTTCTCAATTGATAAAAAAGGACAATTTATTGACTCTACCGAAAAGAAAACCGAAGGTGGAAGTGACGATGGGGGCGCCTACGAACTGATAATGAAGAACAAAGAGCGGTTGTTAAGCTTGGGTGAGCCAACAAGATTTATCTTTTCTCATTCTGCTCTTCGGGAGGGCTGGGACAACCCGAATATATTCCAAATTTGCACACTTAAGCATAGCCAGTCCACGATTAGTAAGAGGCAGGAAATAGGCAGGGGCTTGCGAATTTGTGTCAATAATACCGGGGAACGAATGGATTATTCTGTATTAGGGCACGAATTTTTCAATTTTAACACGCTTACCGTTATTGCCAGTGAGTCTTATGATAGTTTCGCCCGTGATCTGCAAAAGGAAATTGTGGAATCTCTTTCCGAGAGACCCACTAAATTAACCACAGGTATATTGGTTGGTCATATTCTGAAGAATAGGGAAGGAAAAAAACTTGTATTTGACAATCAGAAGGCAATGGATTTGATTCTTACCTTCAGGATAAAGGGGTACGTGGATAAAGAATACAAAATTACTGACCAATTTATTGAAGACGTTGAAGTGGATAGAGTCGAACTTCCTGAAGAATTAATGGACTTCAAAGAGGCAGTAATTGACTTAATACAAAGTATTTATACCACGGCTAATTTTAAGGCTGCTGATAACGAGAAAGAAAACAACATTAATGAAGTGGCATTACAAGCTAACTCTAACTTCGTGAAGAAGGAATCCCAAGACTTATGGAACAGGATTGAAGCAAAAACAATTTATGAGGTTGATTTTAATAGCGAAGAACTGATTGAAAAGGTTATTAACGCGCTTGATACCAAATTAGAAGTGAAAGAGGCTCTTGTAATAATTACAGAAGGAGAACAAAAAGATCAGATTGATGAATCCAGTCTAAAATCAGGCGAAAGCATGACGAAAAAGAAAAACGTTGTCAAAAGAACGGGGTCTTTACTGGGTGCTCTTAAATATGATCTTATCACCAAAATTGTCAAGGAAACCAATTTAACCCGCAAAACAGTTGTGAAGATTTTGCAGGGAATAAAAAAATCAACGTTCGCGAATTTCAGGATAAATCCAGAGAGTTTTATAAGGGAGGTATCAAGACTCATCAATAGCGAAAAGGCGACCACTCTGATTGGTAGTACCATATATTCGAAAATGGACAATCGAGTTTTTTGATTAACCAATGGTACTGTTTTCTGTCCCTTGTAAATTCATTTTATACATGATAAAAAACTGTCAAATATTCTTGTTTTTAACTTATTTTTCTTAAAAGGTTGTATTTGTATTTAATTTTAGGAGTTTTATGACAAAAAAAATAGCTTTTGGTTGGTACGGTGGCAAATTCAGTCATTTGGAGTGGCTATTACCATTATTACCAAAAACACTCCACTATTGTGAACCATTTGGTGGTTCAGCCGCTGTTATTTTAAATAGAATGCCCTCCCCGATTGAAACCTTTAATGATCTAGACAGCGACATAACAAATTTTTTTGAAGTGTTGCGTGACCATAAGGATGAATTAATAGAAAAAATTGGACTGACTCCTTTTTCTAGAGAAGAATTTGAACTTTCCTCAACGATAGATGCTGATATAAGCGAAATGGAGAGGGCTAGACGATTTTTTATTAGAGCCAGACAGGTCAGAACCGGACTCGCTCAAAAGGCAAGTGGTGGTCGATGGGCGCACTGTCTTTTGACTAGTAGAGCGGGAATGGCGGGTGCTGTTTCTAGATGGCTTGGAAGTGTTGAGGGTTTATCAGAAATTTCACAAAGATTACTAAGAGTTCAAATCGAACATAGACCCGCGCTCGAAGTTATAGAAAGATTTGATAGCCCGGATACTCTTTTTTATTGCGACCCACCATACCCTCACGAATCAAGATCAGATTCAAATGCTTATAAATATGAAATGAAGAATCCCGACCATAAAGAGTTATCAAAAGCTTTGCATTCAGCTAAAGGAAAGGTTGCTGTTTCTGGTTATGAGTGTGACTTAATGTCGGAGCTATACGGAGACTGGAATGTCTCGTTTGGTCCATTAAAAAAGATAAATTCTTCAAAAGCAGAAAAAAGAGAAGCTCTTTGGACTAATTATTTACCCGTGAATAATAATGACACATTATCATTTATGGACGGAGATGATAATGAATAAAAATGAAACTGCTACAAAAATAGATTTCGTAAGTTGCACGTTTATTAAAAGAGAAAGAACGGCAGATTATTAAGCAACATTTTCATTAAGGCAGATGATTAAAAATGAAGCAAACTCAATTGCAATATGGCAGAAATGAAAAGAAAATTGTCTACTTTGAGTTTCAGGCTATCACGCCTATTCATCTTGATAGCGGTGAAAAACTCGATTCGCCTTCTTTTGAGCAAAAGAAAAAAGAAAACGGTGCTGTAGTTAAAACGTGCGCACCGGGATGCTATTAGTAAAATTGAAGAAGAAATAAAATGCCAAATCTTTTTCAATCCAGAAGTATTCAAAAAACGATACTAAAATGTTTAGGATCAATTATGAAAAACGTTGCTTTCCACGAAAATCCTGTTGTTATGCGCGAAAGAAAAGGTTATTTTGCAATAACTAAAAACTCTTTTGTTCATTATGATAACAAGGTTACTTCGAAGACAGGCATTCTTACTTTTTCCACCCTCGATAAAATACCTGTCACCCGGGAAAAATTTGATGCCTTGTTTGTATCCACGAAAATTCTTGATCTTTAATTTTGGTTCTAATGAGCTTATTCAATAAATAAAAGGAAACTCTATGAAACTCCAAACATTCATTTTCTCAATCCTCTTGCTGTTCAGCGCATTCGCGCAAGCACCCTATGATACGGTGATCGACCGGGGCAGCTACAAATCCTATTACAACAGGAAATACCAAATTCCAGTTTTCGTAACCTTCAAGCTTTGGCACGCGAGCGACTCATGTAACCGTGATACTATGGGCTTTCAAGTAGACACGAATACTTACATCGCAGCAAATATAAACCGCGCAATCCTCGGCTATGATAGGGGTCATTTAGCAGGCATTCAGGATTTTGCAGACTCATGCGCTTTAACGAATAGCACTTTTAAATACTACGATGCGGTGCCTCTAACACCAAACCTTAACCGAATAATATGGAAACTTGATGAATCTCTAAATCGGCAAGAAAGTCAATCTGATAGTTTATGGATCATTGCTGGAATAAGCTACCAAGATTGCATCCTTACATATTATTATAGTGACATACGAATTCTCCTTCCAAGACATTATTGGAGAGTAGTGCAATCGTTGTCAAATAATGCTATATTACACTGTACAATCTATGACAATACAAAACAGACGCGTAAAACAGAAACAGATATAACAAATATTCAGCGATTGCTCGGTTGTCAAATACCATTACAAGGAACACCAACAATGCCAGTAAAAACAAAAAAAATACCCGTACCACAAGCAATGCAGGTTGACTCAACAAAAACCGCACCCACGAAACGACCGGTTCATCATCCAGTTAATACTTCACCAGTGGAAATAAAAGGAAATGGTGCTGCGACTGCTCCACCCCCTACCCCGATGATAAAGCCACCTGATGTATCAAGTACGCCACCAATAAACTAATGGCATCAATAAACTAATGGCATCAACGCCGCAGCACGGGGTACAAGGACTCCTGCTAACTCGTCTATTCACAAGCAACATTCTTATACTGGGTGTTGCTTGTGTTATATCTATGACCCCGGACTTAGGAAGGCTCTTTCAAAAAGACCCAAAAGATTGGGATAGATTTTACAAATGGGCTCATCACACTTGGTACTGCTATTGGATACCACTCTGGAACTTGCATATAGGACAAGACTTCTTTATGCATGATTCAAATGGTGCTTGGAAATGGTGGGTCATTTATTTTGAGTGCGCCTCTTGGTTTTTAGAAATTATGTACTCGGAATGGCAGTACAAATGGTTCTCAATATCCTACCAAATAATACTAAGGTTTCTATGCAAATTACTCTGAAAACTGATCGGTCAGTAGAATACAAATGTGCAATATGCAGAAAAAGTTGCACTGGTGATGTAAAAAGTAAATACTGCAATGATTGCAAAAAAATTGCTAACAAGGAAGCAGTCGCGCGTGGAAGAAAGAAAGCAAAAGAAAGAAAACAAAGACATGATTATTTCTATAGCTAATAAAACGCGTGGCATCGCGGAGCGCGCATCAAACGATGCCAAAGCAACTTATCTTTTAGGCTGCGCTGTTATTACTGTGGCTGCTAATTTATCGGGCTACAAAGCCATTAGACAAGGTTGTTTTTTTGCTCCTTATCTGATGGCATCGTGAATAAGAAATTATATATATTTTTCTATATAAAAAGCACGTTATGGCACGTTTTCCGGTCTATCTGGCAAAAAGTACCTCAAATAGCCCTCTTAAATGCCCGTAAAACGACCATTTATGGGGCAAAAAGCCCCTAAAAAAGGCTCAGGCGAGGAAATACCCCAAAAAATCCTTTTCCTCGCTTAAAACGGCTCTAATGAAGCCTTTTTGTCCCTCCCTACTTTTGGATTGGGAGGGACTTTTATTATATTAGCAACCATACTTCGATAAGAATTCACTAACACTTTTCAAAGGAGCTATCTTATGCAGAAAGAAATTAACGAACTACACTTCCAGCTTATTCCTCTTCTCCTAATGTATCAACCTGAAGAATACACCCACGTTCTTAATGGTGGTCTTGTTTTTGCACGGATTATGGAGAACAAGAGATGAAAAAAATTAATAAAGGGAAAACTATTATCCGGGTAAAGCACACAGAAGGCTTTTCGATTATTAATAACCATGCTCTACGGGATAACCGTCTCTCTCTTAAAGCAAAGGGACTACACTGCTATTGTATGTCTTTGCCTGACACTTGGGTACTCTATGTATCGGAACTACAAAAGCATTTCCGTGATGGCAGGGAAAGTATACTAAGCGCGATAAATGAATTAATTGATCTCGGTTACATGCAAAGAAAACAACTAAGAACGAGCCAGAACAAATTCAACGGTTATAACTATACAATTTTCGAGGTTCCACAACATGAAAAACATAAGCCGTAAACGGGTTTTCCGTTTACGGGAAACCTGCAACTATTAATTACTTATAATAATAATAACGCATTAATACTACGTATTAATGCTGAAAACATGGTTTTGAGGTCTGATTTTTTCTGCCGAAAAAATCAGAGGCTTCGCCGACGTTTCTGAAGGTATTTGAGACTAAATTTAGGGATTAAATAAGCGAATACATTTCGCAACAATTTACCCCGCAGCAATAACGAATGATGCTAATGATAAAATCACAAGAGAATTGCCGAGGTAGAAAACTCCTCAGACATCCCAAGAAGAAAGACCATGCTATTTTGGAGAAGGTGGATTACGTTCAGGGTTCCGTGGGTGTCCTCGGTTGTGAAATTGATGACGTGAACTTTCTTTTGAAAAGGGAATGCTTGGAGCATAAAAAATACTATGACACGATAAATCAGTATCCAGTTCTACAGAAATTTTGTTATATTTATATATAACAAAAAAATAAAATAATGGCTAAAACATCAAAAACACCTGACGCGCAGAAAATGGAATCCTCCTTTTCTCAAAAATTGAGTGATGAGGAGATACTTGATAAGGCGAAAATTAATGCCTTAAAGCTTGATCGCTTAACCATGCAAAAGATAGTTGACGCTATTATAAAATTCGCGGAGTTGCTTCAAGGTTTTCCTTTTTACCCCTATCAACGTGAGGTTAACCAAAGGATTCTTTACTCTTTGATTATTGCTGATGGCGAAACTATCACGCAATTGTTCTCTCGGCAGTCCGGCAAAAGTACAGGCATATCCGGCTTAATAGTCGCCATGAGTGTTCTTTTCCCTATTTTGGGAAGGTTATTTCGTGAGCAGGAAATCAGAACACATATAATAAGATTTGAAAAGGGATTCTTCACGGGCGTGTACGCCCCTGACTATGACCGTTCAGCTATTATCGGCAACAAGGTGAATAATATCTTCAAGAGGGATGAGGCACGGGAAATACTTTCTGACCCTGATATTGGTATGCGTTTTCCAGAAAGGCTTAGCTATTATTTGTCCGCGCTCCCGCACAATTCTATTATCAAAGTAAAATCCGCAGACCCCCGTGTTGCTATTGAAGGTGACACGTATCATTTGGTTGTTACTGATGAAACTCAATTGATGAATGACACGATATTGAAGAAATCCATTTCACCCATGCTCTCTTCAACATTGGGAACTACTGTACATCTTGGCTCTGTGCATACTGAGAAGTCTTATTTTTATGACATCATAAAAATGAATAAAGACAAGGATATGAATAAAAAGCGCGCGCATAAGAATCATTACGAGGTTGATTATATTCTCGCCGGGAAATACAACAAGTATTATCGCAGGTACGTGGAGAAGGAAAAAGAAAAGCTTGGTGAATTTTCTGATGAGTTTCAAATGAGCTACTGTTTGAAATGGCTCATCGAGTCTGGTATGTTTGTTACCGAGGAGTACTTGCTTTCTTTAGGTGGCGACTTTTATACTGCCCCTTTTGATCGCAAAAAAGTACACGTTATCGGTGTTGACATTGCTAAAAAGTTTGATAGCACTGTCGTAACTGTTCTGGAGGTTGATTGGGATAACCCTATACTCATTGACTCTGATAGCAGGCTTTTGCGCCATGATAAAAAAATAAAGAACTGGTTGGAGCTTAGTGGTGACGATTATGACGCGCAGTTCTATCAAATTTGTGAATTCATAGATAACTATAAATGGGACACCCTTGTTGTTGATGCCACGGGTGTTGGTGCTCCCATGTTTGACAGGCTGAAGAATAAGTATAGCTCGAAAAATGTGATGCCTTTTGTTTTCAGCACGCAGTCAAAGTCAACCATGTACTCGTTGTTGTATAAGGAGCTTCTTGCCAAAAGGTTAACCTTTCCAAATTCTTCAGGCGCGAAGCAATTGCGGAAATGGAAAAATTTTATAACACAACTTTCAAATATGACAAAGAATGTGAAGAACGGTTATCTTGTAGTGAATCATTCATCCGAGCAGGGTCATGATGACTACCCTGATTCACTTGCTTTGGCAGTGTATGGTGTTGAGACAAAAATAGATGATATAGCTTTAGAGACACAAGATTCCATATATTCCGTAAGCCAATTTGATAAAAATTTTTGGAGATAAAAGATGCTAAGAGGTTTAGCTAAGAGACTAACCGATTACCCAAATGTCATGAGTCGTGGTTTTGATTTCCGTAATTCCACGTTTATGAAGGCACAGAATATGGAGGTTGACACGGAGGTTTCAAAAACTCTATATCAGCAACTCGTGCAACGACACCAACAACGGCTCAACTCGTACGTGGAAAATTTTAACATGTATATAGGGCATCATTGGAATCAGATAGAGGCTCGAGGTGTCACGTACAAAAACAGGTTTATTGAGAAGAATTACTCTAAAATTATTGTTGACAAGCATCTTGCTTTCCTCATGAATAAAGGTTTCCTCGTGGCGACGGATTTTCCCTCGACAGAACGCTGGTTACAAAGGCAGTACAAGAGAAACAAACTCGGCAATCGTGAAAATAATGAATTGGGTTTGGAGCTCGGTCTTGTTGGAGGTATCACTGGTGATGGTTGGATATTGATACTTGAAGACCAGAAGGACGTTTTGTTTGAATTGCTGAACCCCTTGAAATGCTTTCCCATTTTAGATCGTGGCAAATTACACTCTTTCCTCTATTATGGTACCGAGGAAATTGTCACGAAAGCAAATTTTGGTTTTTCTGAATACGGGGAATTGCAAACGGGGTATTACTATACTCCTGGAGCGAGACAGCAATTGATGGAGGATAAACCTGCAAGTGACCCAGAGAGTTACGTGCTACCAAATATTCCTATTGTGCATTTCAGGAACAGTCCCCTCGCTTTTGATTATTTTGGTGTCTCTGATCTCGTTGGTTCAAATGATCTCAGCAAGAAATACGATGAAGCCCTCCAGAATATCCAGCAAACTATCGAGTATCACGCTTCTCCCGTAACTGTGATTATTGGTGCAAAAGCCTCTGACCTGCAAAGGGGGGCTAATCGCGTGTGGTCGTTACCCGCGGGAGCAACGATAAATAACCTCATGCTTAACTCTGATCTCGAAGCGGCGTCTGCGCATCTTGCAAGACTCGAAGAAGCTATTCTTTCGCAAGCAAGAATACCTTCCATTGCAGTGCGCAATCCCACGAGTATCTCTAACACGGCAGGTATCGCGGTGGCTCTTCAGTATATGCCCATGATTGAAGTCATGGAGCAAAAGAGAATTACTTACGGGGCAGGCTTTCTTGAAATGAATAAGACAATTCTGAAAATTGCTTTTTTGAAGGGTACACTAAAGCCGGGAGCTATAATAAAAGAGGCTCTTGACCAATTCAATAAAGCTTACAGCAATTATGATGAGATAACGAGAAAACAGAATTATCCTTTTGAAAGTCCAATAGAAGAAGACAATCTTACTCAGTATGATTCTCTTGCTATGATACAAGATGACGATATACCCACGGAGTTATACGAGTCTTATATCACGTGGCAGAACCCCATGCCAAGAGATGAAAAGTTAGATGCTGACATGGCGATAAATATGGTTGCGGGAGGCTTGTGGTCTACTCGTTATGCTCGTGCATACATTGGTATCACTGATATTGAGTCTAAGGAAATTGAAAAAGAAATTCGTGACGATATGGCACAAGCGGCTTCTCTCGCGGGTGACACTGTTGTCACGAATGCAACAAGAAAAACGCAGGAACCCAATATGAATACAAATCCTGATGTGCATAGTCAGCAAACTTATGATAACGCGATGAAGAACATGATGAAGTAGGGCATGCGCTTAAAATTATGTAAGCTATTTTTTTATTTGCGTTAATAAAACTTTATAGCTTATTATTGCTTTGAAAATATTAACAACTCAAATAAAAAGGACAAGTCATGGAGAAAGATTTTTCAGTTTTTAAGGTTCAGGAAACTGGCACGCCTAATGCAGTTGGTGCAGCAAGAACTGTAACCGGCGGTGTTACGAAAAACAATTTAGCAAGTGTTCCCACGAAATCTATGCCGCAGGGAAAAAATGATGATCTCCGGGCAATTCCTACGCCATACAACAAGCAACCAGCAGGTACTTCCCAGAATCTCGGTGTTTCCTGATTCTTCTTGGGCGTGCATTGATGATTGCATTAATGCACACCTTTTTTTATTTGTAGAATATTTTTAATCTAAACAATCATTCAATAACTTAAAATTCGCAGGAAAAGTAACATGGCTATCAAGACAGAAAAAATTGCAGGTATTGATTACTCGTATGATGATGAGAAAGTAACACCTGAGGACCTCGTAAAGGTGCGCAACCTCGCAACGGAGGCAATGAAGACAGCGGCAACGCAGACAAAATCTCAGTTGCATACTGATATTGAGAAGGCTCAACAGGAAGCGCAGGCTGCTCAAGCAGAACGAGACAATCTCGCTCAAAAAAAGAATGAGTCTGATGCTAAGGTAGCAGCTCTTGAGCAGGAAAAGAAAGACCTTGCTGAAAAGCTTAACGCGTATGAGGTACAGAAGAAGACAGAAGGGCTCGACAAGAAAACGTCTGAAGCTATTGAAGCTTCTACCAGAGAAATGAACGCGAAACTTGCTGCTCTAGAGGATGCCTTCACGGAAACAAAAATTGAGAACGAAAATCTTAAGAAGGCATTTGATCAGCAGAAATTGGAGACCTTGAAGCAGACGGTTATCGCGCAGGCGCAGGGAAAAATATTCCCAGAACTTATTCAGGGAAATACGGAAGCCGAAATTATGGCAAGTGCTGAAAATGCGAAAAGCCGTTACTCTGAAATGGAGGCAACCATACGTTCGAATTTGAAAATTGCCCCAGAAGTAAAGGTACCAGGTGGTGAAGAACCTCCAGCACCTGTGGTCATTGAGCGGCTCGACATTAGCAAACTGCGTAATGGCTTCGATTATCAGCAACGCAAGCAGTCTGAGCTCAGCAAGGTATACGAAGCAGAACGAGCAAAATTAAAACAGAATTAAAAACTTAAAATTAGCAAAACTGTTCATAGTAAAGTATTCACGCTAAATTTCAATGTCCTTTAAGTTATAGCTACTAAAAAATATCTATAACATCTTAAAATAACTTAAAGGAAAATAACATGTCCTTGATTTCTAAGAAGCACGGAAAAAGTGCTGAAAAACTCTTCATGAAAATGGTGGCTCCTGCAATGCGTCAGGGTTACACGGCTACCGCTGATGGAAATAACATGACCGGTATTCCAGCTAACATCCTGAAGGTGCACACGAATGAGCTCCTATTTAGTGCTGCTCCTGCATTGAAGTATGATCAGTTTGCTGTTTTGAAAAAAGACCTTATCGCGCAGCCCGGCGACACTATTGTGTTCAGCAAGTACAATAACCTCGCCCGTGGCGGTGCAATTGCTGAAGATTCTGATGTTGTCATCAAGTCACTTAGCAAAACTACCGTTCCTATTCAGGTTACGGAGTACATGAACGCCGCAGGCGTTACAGGCAAAATGCTTTCTTTGTCCTTCATGGATGAGATGAGCATCGCGTCTATCTCCCTCGGTCGTGACTATGCTCGTGTTACTGATGATATGCTTCGTGATGCCGTTTTCTCTGGCACACAGGTTATCTATGCTAACAAAGCGGCGAACAGAAATGCTGTCGTCAATACCTTGTCACTGGATGATATTGATACCGCTGTTGAGCAAATGAATACTGCAAATGTGCTCAAGTTTGCTGATGCGAACGGGGAGTTCTACATTTGCTTTGTTCATCCTCATCAGGCTCGTGCTCTTAAAAATGCTCTTAACTCTATTAAACAATATGCTTATCCTGAAATGATATTCAAGGGCGAGATAGGGGAGTACAATGGAGTACGCTTCATCGAGACTACCAACACTCCTAACGGAGCTGCTGACCCTACTGACTCAAGCTATGCTGCCGCTCTGAACAAGGCTGCAACTGGATCACTCAGCACCCCGTTTATTTACAAGGCGGCTCTTATTTCGGCTCGCGCTTATGGTTGGGCTATCGCGTATGAGGTTGAACTCCGGGAAGACCCTTCCTATTCATCCTTTGGTCGTAAACGCGCGATCGCGTATTATACAATTCAAGGTGCCGGGAAAATTAACAATGAGGAAATTATTGTTATAGAAACAGCGTAAGCTATTCAACACATTGAACCGGATTCGTCAGTTCGGCTGTTGGTTCTGGTTCCGTGTAGGAGAGGAGAGTGGGACTTCGTGGTCAGACTCTCCGAACCTTTGGAAGGAGGACTGCCTGATGCTCAGTGCTGAGGGCATAATCCGCAAGGAGGGGGTGAAGCCACTTCGGGACTGCACCCCTGACTTTTAAGGTGCTACTTGTGTTTACCTGTAAGCAAGGTAGCCACAAGGAGCACCTTTTTTATTTAACACAATATTTTTATTACAAGAATAACATAAAGGATTACCACAATGGGTAAAGATAAGAATGGAAAAGACGGGAAATACGCCGTGGGAAAAGAACTTACCGATGATGTTCAGCTGGAAGACGGAACTCTTACCACTCAGGACGATGCTCCTGAAGTACAAGAAGACGCTGTTTCAGAGGAGGTTGTCACCCCAGAAGTAGCAACTGTTATTGAATCTAAACAAGATAAGATTCCTGATGTCCAGGAAGCTTCCGTGGACGATTTCACAGACGGAGAACCTATGGAAGCTATTCTCATGAAAAAAGATGTTGGCCGTCATTTTTATGCGGGTGTCGTTCGCTTCTTGCATGAGAAAAAAATTCACAAGGTACCACAGTCACTCGCGAGGATTCTTAGAGAATCAGGCGACGCGCTATAATGGCAACGCAAACAATATCAGAAAAGCTTGTTGATCTCCTGCGGCAAAAAATAGGTGATAATCCTACAAAGCCCGGCGCGATTGAGGGTTCCCTTGTACCTGACACGTCTCTTCAGGTTTGGTCTGATGATGAATTGCTTAACGAGCTGACAATGTCACTTGCTACAGTTTATAAAGGAAAGATACCAAGTATTGAAATGTGCAATGCCATACAGCAAATAATTATCTTGCTTCATGCACGGATTGAGCTTGCTACTGTTCTTTCTATCAACTCTGCTCGCTATGCCAAGTATAACATGCGTGAGGCTAACATCGAAAGGTTGCCACCATCAGAATGGGTTAATATCGCGAGGTACCTAACAGTAACCTTGTCAAAATTAATTGATGACTCTGGTGATGATCTCGCGGTGTCTAACGTAACACAGTCTGTCATGTTCAAGAAGGATGATAGGACTGGTGCAAATGAGCCTTATGAATTCAATAAAGCCCCTGATAAAGGCAAGATTAATTTTAGTCTCGCTTATGACGCTACTGCGCACACAATAACGCTAACATTGCTGCTTGGTTTCTTCCCCGATTTTTCTGCATTATATATTCAAAAAATTGTCGACGATACTGTTAACTTGTTTGCAAGCGAAACGGATTTATCACAGACGGAATTTATTGATGCAAATGTTACTCCAGGTAAGACTTACGGGTACAACGTGATCGTTGAAAATTACAACGGCGTGCAATCAAGCGTAAAGAAGTCGATAAGTATATGAGATTAGATAATATCCTTCTGCGTACTTCGGATGCAAAAACAATGTCCCTCGCCCAGCAAGACGTTATAAGCCTTATAAAGAATGAAGGCCATGATGCCGTTTATTTCAGCGCGGTGAATGGCGTGCATTCTGTTGAGCATAGCTTCCCTATCCGGGGTTTGGTGGAGGTAGAAGGGTATCTATCTATTTTTGGATACTTGCGGACAAAGCATGAGACGCATATTGTCTGTCCAGCTTTAATGTTCAATGATCACGATATTCCAAAATTAAAGGACAAGATTGTTCTTGGTGGTGTCTCTTACTCTATCAGTGAGATAGACTATGTTGATAGCAATGTTCAACTTGTAAACAATTACAATATGGCTATGTTCATAGACTTTTTTGTCACGTCTCTTTCTGCTTTCAGCAGAACCTCAAATATCTAACAAAATACGTTTATAATGGCTCTATAGGCTGTTAAAAAATTATATAAAATAATTTTGTTTTTTATATAAAAACTCGTATATTTGTTCCCACAAAATTCAATCACTTAAAAAGGAGTCTCAAAATGCCTGTAGTATATCAGGATACTATGACTATAAAAAGGACTATCACGATACCCAAAAAGGTAAATGGTGAGATAGTTCTGGCTATCGTGGAATTAGGTGCACGAATCCTTCACAGTAAGGACGCGACGTACCAAATGTTCTTCCAAAAGGGTTTGCCAGCTGTTAAAGAGCAACTCGAGAAGGATTTTATCGCGAAAGGCGGCACGAAAGAGATGTTCGATGCACTTTTGGAAAAGTGTATCATCAAAGTAAATGGCAAGGAACAAGCCTACTTTAAAAACAAAAAGACAGCTGTGAAAATAATTCCCCGAAAGGTAGCAAATGTCTAAGCAATACGCCCCTTCTGTAGAATTATTTATTTATTATAAGGAGCAAATTGACTTTTATTTCGGCAGACGAATTAACCGAACGATAAAAGACGTCACTCTTTGTAAAAATATGCTCTCCGAGTATTCATTGTCCGAGTGCAAGAATCTCATTGATCAAACATGCAAGAAATGGTCGAGTATTAAAGATGATTTCAACATCATCAGCACGTACCCGACAATGGCCATTATTTTTGGTTTTCGAATGAGTTTTTTCGATTACTTTACTAAGAGCAGAAAGACGAGGAGTTCTGTTGAATATAAAAGACCTAACACAACCGATTCTGAGTCCGGCTCTAAACTTATCGGATAAGGATATTATCTTGCGATTTGTCTTGTATGGCTCCCCGGCAAGTATGAAGAACCAAAGGTCTTTCACCGGGTCTTCTTTTGTTCTGGGAAAGGAAGCACGATCATATGTCACTCTTGTTGAGAAACAAATTCGTAGGCTCAAAGAACGGCATAAGATTTTTCCTTTAGACATACGCACTTATCATTGGCATTTTGATATTGGTTATGAGAACCCTCTCTCGGACGCGAGTATCGAAATTCTTTTTGATATTTTTCAGCATAATGGGCTGATCACGAACGACAATAATATACGAAGGTATAGTGTGGATGCTTCCATTCTGGATAAGGTAACACCACGAACAATAGTAACAATCTATCAAGCATAAGTAGAAAGGTCACAAAATGCAACACCATTCAGTGGTGACAACTTTTAAGGTGTATGCCCTTGATTTTGATTTTCTTAAATCGGAGGGCACAAGCTTATTAAGGAGTAGCATACATGGGGAGCAAGAAGGAGGTCGCCTTGCTCTTGCTCTTCGAGCTTGTATTTTTGGTTCCATTATTCCTCTCATGGTGAAGGAGAACATCTAATGGCTAATGGTATGCTCGCGCGATACGCGGATGCCTCCTTTGATACTCTTCATGAGGAGGCTTCACCGTCCCTCCAGAAATTGGTAGGGTTCTTTCGTAGATTGAGCAAGGAGACTCTCTACAAGGATAGCCTTTCTTATTATATCTACGGCGATTATCGCGTAGGCAAAACTTGGATTTGCCATGCGATTTTAAATTTCTTCAAGAATGATTTGAAGGAGCCCTATGTGCATTTCATTGATGCCCCGACTTTGCAAGGTTATTTCAACACGCAGGCAAGAAAAGACGATAGTGTCCTTTGGGTTGAGTATCTCGGTTCAGTACGCATACTTGTTATTGATGACTTTGGACAAGAATATAGGGGCTCAAAATCTGGTTTCGTTGAGACAAAATTTGAGAATTTACTACGGTACAGGTTCAATAATAAAAAAGTAACCATAATTTGCACGAATGGTTCCACCTCAACGATAGGCGATATGTACAGTTTATCCCTTCAAAATTTCATAAGTAATGAGTACATCATCTATCATTTGGAGGGCAAGAATATGAGCTCTATAATACGTGATGAGAAGGTTGATGAAATTAGAAAGAGAAATTGACTGTAGCGACGTTGAGGAAAGAACACTTGAGGTTCTTAACCTCTGTAGAAAAGGCAATGCTATCCTTCTCGTGAGTCCGGCAAATGAACTCGTTTCTTTCATACGTGAAATGAAACGTTTAGGTGTCAAGAGACATAGAGGTTCTTTTTATCATAAGGGTTATATAATTATTTGCACCCATATTTTTAGTGATATTTTAATAGACGAATTTGATTGGGTTATAACATGGCAGAACAGCTTGAAGAAACGGCAACGGAAAAAGAAACAGGCAGCAACTATTTGCAGGCAATCCTTGACTTGGAGGCACGCTTATTAAAAACGGTAGGCGCTTACCTGGGGACTGTTGTTCGGGATAACATACAGACAGCTTACGCGACCTTGCTTAAAGGTGTTGAGAATGAACGGATTATATCAGAATTACGAACTACTTTTTTAGGTAGTATAGCACTTTTTTTCGCGAATAAAAGATTAAAAAAGAAAGAAAAGAGATGAAACAGACAATGGGCGTGCAAGGTGTGGTTCAACACTTGCAGGACAACAACACGGAGATCATTCTTTTATTTAATGATAACCTCACAAAGATACGCTTCACGGATATTATCCGGGACGCGGTAAAGAACAATGTTTTCTTGTCTGCCAGAATTTCTAATGCGAATCCCTTTCGGGTTACCCTTAACTTGGTGCAGCTGGGTTCATCAAGGGTTTTATTTGGTCTTGTAAAAGACGAACCTCTTTTGTTCCCCCGTTATAGCCAAAATAGCATATTTCATTATGACGGGTCGAATGATGCGTAACAATGATTTGTCACAGGACGTCTGGCCAGAACTTTTGGTGATTAGCATTGATGCTGATGCTCTTTTCATACGCGCAACCACTAAAAAGTGGTTATTCTGGAAAAAGACAACGCTTGAATTATCTAAGCACGCGCACACAGTCTTCAATACTTTGAAGGGTCATTTAACGAATGGGAATATTGACCGTGTTGTTATTGTGTGCAATGATCATGCGAGCAAGATAAAAGAAATTATAAATGATACCTTCGGTCTGCCCTTCGATGTTCTTTTTATGAGCTCGGAAGACATGCTGAAGAAATGGCTTTTGGTTACGAATCCTTCGATGCATTTCACAACGTTAGAGAAACGGTACATCTGTAGGCAGGCTATCTTGCTTGACGATGATTTCAAAAAATATTTCATGTAAGGGTTATCATGGCAGAAATTTCACAAAACATTGACAATGAATTTTTAGGTGGAATATTAGCATCAACAAAAGAGGAATTCACACAGGCAATAAAAAAGGTACCCGTAGATTTACTAGAGGGCGAAGAAAGACTCGCTTATACTTTTATCCTTGATTACTATAAGAAATCAAAAGGTGAACTTCCTTCTAAAACAGCTCTTTCCCTAAAGTTTCCACAATTAAAACTCACCCGCCCACAGGATGCTTTGTCATACTACATTGACGAGTTATACGGGCGCAGAAAATATCAACTGTTCACTACATATCTAGCAACCATGCAGAATCAGCTTTTCAGCATGGACCTTGCAAAGGCGGAGAAAAGTCTTCAGGATTTAAGGATAGGTCTATCCGAGGTTCAAATGGCTGATTCGGAAACGGTAGACGCTTCCCTGGAAGAACGGATAGCCCTGTATGAACGCACGAAGGCGAATGAAGGTGTTATAGGCGTGCAAACAGGCTTTGAGTTCTTCGACAAGGTTGTTGGGGGTATACGCACGGAATACATAGGCATCATAGGTACTTCAGGTGTAGGTAAGACGTATTTCTTTCTGCGTGTAGCTATGAATTATGCGGCACAAGTAGACGGGTGTATTCTTATTGTTACAAACGAAATGTCCGTTGAGGATATAAGTACAAGGTGTGATTCTATTGTGGGGGAATTTTCCGCGACAAAGTATCGTGAAGGCAGGCTCAATGCTGAGGAGGAGAGCAGGCTTAGGCAACTGTCAAGCTTGTACACGCAAATGGGCAAGGTTCATGTTATATCCGGGGCGGGGAAAAGTATTGATGACATTGAGCTCGAAATGATCAGGCTTGAGCCTGCGGCTGTCTTCATAGACGGTGTTTATCTGTCAGTAGAGACAGGGAAGGATTTATTCAAGGATACTATGATTGCTTCACGAAAAATACAAGCGTTAACAAAGAAGTATAAAACGCCCTTCATAGGAACCTTTCAGTTTAACGCTGATGGGGATATTGCTTATGCAAAATCTGTCCGGCAGGACGTTGACATTTTACTCAAGATTTATCAGAGTCAGGCCATGCTTATGAATGTTCCACCTTTGATGGGTTTTGAATTTCTAAAGACAAGAATGGCGCGTAATGGGGCGAAGGGTCTTAACGTTTGGGACTTCGAGAACTGGAATTTTGAAGAGATTCCAGAAAATGAGGGTGGACAGTACACGGAGGATAGCTTTAATGGGTGAGTCAGCTTTTTATTGTGATGGGAATATGAAGCGGAAGCATTTCAAGGAAGAAGGTTGCTTTGCTATTGTGGAATCTACAAGGTCAGCAAAAAGGAGTTTAGTTTCCCATGATTGACAATAATGAGGCTTTGCAGTCTCAAATACTTGAATATTTGAGGGGTGTTGGCATCAGAATAGGCACTACACGCTCTTCTTCCGGGAATATCATGTTCGGGTGCCCTTTTGCCCCGGTAAGCGGTCACAGGAACTCTATTGACTCGAAGCCCTCTTTCGGAATCAAGATGACAGATGAGGGTTTCAAGGCACATTGCTTTACTTGTAAACGCTCTTTCAGAACGTTCGTTGCTTTTATGCTCGAACTTCAAAAAGAGGGCCTTGTAAAGACTATTGGTAATCCCTATCAAATACAGAATTCCTTCAAGGTTGTTTTTCCGAGATACAATGAAAGAATAGATGTTGCACCGGATGAAACGAGGACTGAGTCTATTGAAGAAGCTGTGAAGCACTTTGATGCCAATAGTAAAGAGTTCTTAGACTATAACTTAAACAAGAGGGGCTTAACTAAGGATATTCTTGTTGACGCGAATTTGCTCTATGACATGAAGAATAAGCAAACGGTTTTTCCTCAAATTGATAATGGTAAACTTGTTGGGTACGTGTCACATTATATTGATGGGAGACTCCCAAAGTATGCGAATAACTTCAATACTGAGTCTTATTTATATCTGGGTTGGCTGAGTAAAGCAAAGACAGCTATTGTTGTGGAAGGTATGTATGATGCCCTTCGCATCTACATGTTCCTGAAGCAATTAAAATTACTTGAAAGGTTTTCTGTTGTTGGTTGTTTCGGCAGCAATGTGGGCTTACATCAAGTGTCTGCCATGAGAAAAAAATTCGCGCAATTAATACTCATGGGAGACAACGATCAAGCGGGTATAGATATGGAGAAGAGAATATACACGAGGCTTTCAAAGCAGGTGCCCCTTATATGGCGTGCCCGGTATGATTATCAAGACCCCGCTAAGATACCCACAGCTAAGACATTAGCTCACGTATTGGAAGGCGTTACGCTGTATAAAAGTATTGTTTGAGTATTTTTATATAGAAAAAAATTATTTATATTATAGCATTCATTGCAAAATTTTGGAGAATTTTTATGCTTATACAATCTATGACAGACTTGCGGGATTTCGCGGCAAAGGTGCCGTCAGTCTTTAGTCTCGATTTCGAAACCCACCCCAATATGTTGCCAAAAGGTTGGTCAATATGCTATAAAGCCAAAAGTGGTAAACTTATCGCTTGTTATGTACCTGTTAGTCATGAATTCAACATGATAGAAAAGACTGAGTACCGGAATCTCCCTTATAATGCGGCTAATGCTGTTCTGGAAAAATTAATCCAGAGGTCAGAAAAAGTTGTTTTTCATAACGCTATATTTGACACAAGCGTTTTGAAGAAAATTGGCATAAATATTCCTATTGATAAGGTTGAGGACACCATACTTGCTCACCACGCTATAAACACGGAGCGCTTACATGGGCTAAAATCTATAATGATAGATGAATACGGCAAGGAGGACACTGTAAAGTATAAGGAGGCTGAGAAGGCTGGGTTTGCAGTATTCTCCCAGTATGGTGAGGATGACGCTATAAATACAATGAAGCTCTATCTTGATCTCCAATCAAAGCTTGACAAGTTACCGAGGGTGAAAGACCTTTATTATAAGCATGATCTTCCGCTCATGGAGGTTATGCGGGACATGAATGTAGAGAGGAATTATATACGAATAGATAAACCTTTGTATGATGCGTTCGCACGAAATCTTTTTGATGAGATAGACATTATAACAACCAAACTCACGGATATTTTAGGGGAAATAAATTTTGATTCACAGAAGCAACTGGGAGATGCTTTATCTCGCCACGGCTACAAAATAAAAAGAAAAAAGCCAACTGAATTCATGATTAAGCAGGCGGAGAAAAAAGGAATGACCGCGGAAGGAAACTACACTCTTGATGAGGATGCTCTTGATGAGCTTCAGGAGAAGCAGGGTGGCTTGATTATAGAACTGATACTGCACAGGCGTAGCTTAATGACGCTAAACAGCACTTTCATTCAAGGCATTGAAGATCAGATAGTAGAGGTTGATAAAGGTATTTTTGTTCTCACCGGGTACAATTTCAATCAAATAGGCACCAGAACCGGGAGACTTTCAAGCACCCACCCTAATATGCAAAATCAGCCCCGTGACCCTACTCCAATGTTGATACTCATAACACGAAAGCTTATAAAATTAGGTCTTCTAAAAACAAAGGCTTTATTTATTACGGAGAAAGAAGTAAAAGATATAATTGCAAAACAGTCCCCGAAAAGACAGGCGCAATTAAAAGCTATTCTTAAGCCTTATTTCATTGACATGCGATCTATTTTCATTCCAATGCCCGGCAAAGTATTCATAGGTGCTGATGAAAGCCAGCTGGAATTGAGAATGATGGGCGCGTATTCAAACGACCCTTTTCTTCTGGATGCGTATAACAATGATCGCGATGTGCATCAGCGAATGGCTGACAATATGACTGCCAGAATTGGTATACCTATTGAAAGGTGGAAAGCGAAGGAATCCAATTTTAGCTTGTTGTATGGTATGTGGTACAAGACTTTTGCTCGCAAGCTTCGAATAGCAGAAGACCTCGCGGAGAAACTGGTGAGGGCTTGGAAAGAAGAATTGAAGGTCGTGGGTGCTTTTGTTGAACGCGTGCATTCGAGCGCTATAAGAACAGGTTGGGTATGCACAATACTCGGCAGAAGACGCTGTCTATTATCTATGGGCATTCGGGATATGGACAGGGGAAACTGGTGGCGGCATAACAACGCGAAGAACGCCGCAGTATCTACTGTTATTCAAGGCTCCGCGGGTGACTTGGTTAAGCAATCCATGATAAATATTTGGCAACAAATATGCCAGGGAGATAGCTGTAGAATCGTTCTTCAGATACATGATGAGCTTTTGCTTGAGGTAGACGAGGACAAGGCGGAAGGTTTCGTTCCTATCATAAAGAAGGAAATGGAAACGTCCCTGTCACACATTATTAAAAACATAAAATTCAAGGTCGAGCCGAATATCGGCATGTCTTGGAGAGAAGTACATTAAGGAACAAAACAAATGCGCGAGATAAAAACAAGGGAAAAGAATATCAAGTACAACTTGGCATTATCGAAATACTTCTTCGTGATGACGATGAGGAACTCATGTATTTAATTAATCGGGACAGAAGTGATCATAAGCTATGATTAGAACAGCATACGGGTTTAGCAAAGATTTTATTGTTAGCTATCTTACAAAAATGGAAAAGCAGGAGCTCACAATCACTGCTTCGGACATGATACGCGCGAAAATACGCATGGGCATCCCCGTGGATGAGGATGAGAATTTTGACATAAAGCTTTATTACCCTGTAAAGAATAAACAAGGGTTGTCTGGTTACGCGGTGCCTCGCTATTTCTTTGAGCCTTCAGTAACAAGGATAGAAGAATTTGTTACTTCCAGAATGCTGAAATGTAATACCATAGATTTTCAAATTGCTAAAGAAAAAACCCCGTCGCCTCAGCAGGAGAAAACAATCAATGCATCATTGGCAAACATTAAAAAGTTTGGTGGTTCGGTGATTGTCGCGAAACCTGCTGAGGGGAAGACTTTCATGGGATGCAATATTATCGCGCACCTGAAAATGAAGACCCTTATTCTGGTGCACAAGGATTTTCTCGCGGAGCAATGGCGCAAGGAGTTGAAGGAGGTGCTTGGTCTTGAGGATAACGAAATAGGCACCCTGCGTAACGGTAAATTCAAGGATGGCAAAGTAGTAATAGGGACTTTCCAATCTTTGATGACATCAACATTTGGAAAGGAAATAAATAATCTTTTTGATTTTATCGTCGTTGATGAGGTACATACTTTGCCAACGAGAATGTTCTTGCGATCTTTCACGAGGTTCAACAGGATAGCATCTTTAGGGTTGACAGCTACCCCAAAGAGAGAGGATGGGATGGAAAGGTACTCTTACTTGCATTTGTCTTCAAATCTGGTAATGCATGAGAATGTGCGGAACATGCCTGTTGAGGTTGGCATTGCAGAATTTGTGCACTCCGATAAGCCATATATACCGTCGTATCTACCATATCTTGTTGGTCTCAAGATGTATTTGGAGAAGAACGTTGATCGAAATATGTTTATTTTCTCATACATTGTAAAATTGGCATCAAAGAAAATGGTAGTTCTGTCTGATCGCATAGCACAGCTGGATTTTATGGCTGCTCAGTATCGTCGGGAATTCCCGAATAAGAAAGTTTGTAGAATGTATGGTGCAAAGAAACTCACAAAGAAGCAGAGGGCGCAAGGAATGAAACAAGAAATAATTCCTACACCCACACAGATAGAGATGGATTCGGCTGATATACTATTCGCGACATACCAGAAAGCCAGTCTTGGTCTGAATGTGGAAACCCTGGAGGGGCTTATTTTAGCGATGCCTTTCTCCTCAAAAGTAATGCTTGAGCAGACAATTGGCAGGGTGCAACGATTAATGCAGGGAAAGGAACCTTTTGTTGTGGATTTCGCGGACAAGGGCATACGTATGCTAGAAGGTATGGCGGACAAAAGGTATACCATGTACAGGAAATGGGGGTATAAAGTAGATTATTTTTAATTTTTTAATTTTTTATTTGGATAGTATTTAAAAAAGTACTATGTTTAATAAACAAAATTAACCACTTTTGTATCATTATTTCATTTATTTCATAGGAGCTTCTAATGACAAAAAAAATGTCAACTATTGTTAGACAGGTATTCTCTCTCGATTTCCTCAAGCAGACTAAAGATCAGATGCAACAGGCGGTTAAAAGAGCTACCGCTGATAGCATCGTTGACACACTTCATAAAATGCGAACTTTCATTGATTTGTATGAGGGAATAGCGAAAGAAGAACTCATACGTAGGGCTAAAAAATCGAAAGGTGTTATTGAAGCAGATTCAGGCCATATAACCCTGAGTGTTCGTAATAACTACACGTTTGATGAGCCAGAAATTGACGAGTATCTCAAGAAGAAAGGACTCGAGGATTCTGAGGTCTATGACTTAACGTATATAGTAGATATGGAAAGCTTGTCCCCTAAATTACGAAAAAACCTCATTGCTTCTGGGTGCTTAACCGTTAAGCGTAAACTTACAGCCTCAAATTTTGAGGCTTTCGCGAATCGAGCAAAATTAACAGAAAAACAACTCCATAGGATGGTGTCAAATGCCCCAACTGAATACCTCAAAGGGCTCTGAGACAACCTATTATGACAAGAATAAACATAAGATTCTTGCCCGCGCGAGAATGCGTTATAGGACTGATCCCATTTTTCGTGACGCGCAAAAAAAGCGCGTAAGTGAAAACACGCGAAGGAAGCAGGATGAGAAGCGAGCACTTCGCAAGATATACAAGCAGGAAAAGCGTATTTGGAGAAAATTGCGTATAAATGGGATTGTTCACCAATGCGCGAAAATATCATATGTAGCTATGCTCATAGATAGGACACCCGCGACAATCAAGCTTTGGGAGAAAAGTAACAGTTTCCCGAAGCCTGTAATCTACAACAAAATGAGATATTACACGAAAGCGCAAGTAATCCTCATTCAAAGGGTTTGGACTAAAATTGTCCGAACAAACAGGGACTTGCCGGTATTTTTTGAAACACTCAGAAAAGAGTGGGCTATTTTGAAAATTAAGCAGAAGAAGGAAGAAGATAATGCCCGCCGATAGAGTTAGTGTAACGTTTGGACAAAAGATACAAGTTACACAGTATGAACCTGTCAACATAGAGATAGCTTATGCAACGGATTGCAAATTGGGGGAGACCCCGCAGCAAGCCGCTCTGCGTGCGAAAGCATTCGTGGAGACACAAATGAAACCTGAGATTGATAAACTAATGCGTGTAAAACGCAAAAATATAAACTCACACAAAGAAGGATAAGGAACATGGCTAATGATATTAAAAAAGGTACACGTGTAGGCATTTTGGATGGGAAGAAAAAGGTCATTTACGGCAAAGTACTTGCCGTTGTTGGCAAGGTTGCAAAGGTGCAATGGGAGGCTGATGGTTCTGTGCAACAAGTCAAGCTTAACACCCTTGCTGATGCCACAACATTTAGCAAGAAGACTGCTGCGGGGACACCCACTAAATCAAAGGTGAAAGAACCTGAACCCGAAAAGAAAACCAAAGGCAAAAAGGAAGAGCTTGATGCTGATGATTTCCCTGTTGAGGTTGATAGTTTTGAGCCTTCAGACGATGACATCATTGATCCCGATACCATGAATCACGAGGAGTTAGATGATGAGCTGGAACCAGAAGCAGACAACCTTGACGATCTGGACAAAAAAGGTCTCAAGGCTTTTATCATAGATAAGGAATTGGAAATTACTGGTATTGCAAAAATGGATGAGGATGAACTTCGTGCCGCTATTCGTGCAGCCATGACCCCCGAATCCCCGGAGGAGGATAAGGATGAGGAGCAGGAACCCGAACCCGTTGATCTATCTCTCCTTGATCGCGCGCAACTCAAAGCTTTCGTTTCTGATAACGAGCTTGATATTGTTGGTATCGCGAGAATGACAGACGAGCAACTCCGTGACGCAATTGAAGAAGCTCTCCAGGGCGGTGGTGAGAAGCAGGATGAGGATACAGACCCTTTTGGAACACCCGGTGTACAAGGTGGTGATGACGAAGAATACAATACCGAAACGAGCAGCTGGTTCGCCACAGGTGAAGAAGAAGACACTTTTGTTGAGGACAACAAGGAACAGCGTAAAGCTTTCCGTACATGGCTCGAAAAAGGCGGTGTTAAGCATATCACGATTATATCTCCAAAACCGCTTGTTTTTAAGGAGCACTCTGTTAAAATAGGCGGTAAATATGACACGTTGACCTGCATCACCCCGATGGGCAAGCGTTGTCCTATCTGTGAAGCCGGAACTTCTCGTGCTTATGTTGCTCGTGCGTTCAAGGTAATTGATCATACGCCGTATAAGAATAAGGACAACAAAACTATAACTGATTCTATTCGGCTTATGGTTTTTAAGCAGAATTACGAATTTTTGAAGGAAGTCGCTTCCGCCGCTCTTAGAGGTGAGGAGAACATAAATTTCGAAGGTTTGAAATTCCGCATTAAACGCACAACAGGTGAGAAATCCTACGCAACTGGGGACATCTTCACTTTTGAAGGTCGGGTTAAATTAACCCCGGAGCAAAAAGCAGAAGGCACTATTCAGAAATTATCTGAAGACCTTGCTCCGCTTACGCAAGGTGCCCTACAGAAAAAGGTGACCTTCCTTGAAGAACGTGACTAATATGTAAATAGAGACCTCTGGAAACGTGGAGAAGCAATTTCTTCGGGAATACGTTGTCAGGATAAAGGCCACGCGAATATTTCACAATAGTCACGCGAATGTGCTAACATCTGATGCAGAGGTTGTCTTTTTATTAACTTATAAGTGAAGAAAATCATGGCGAAGAAGATAGAAGGCAAAAAACCCGCAACGGCGGGAAAGAAAGACGAATTAAAGACAGAAACCACGGAGGATGTTAAAAACAGACTCATGAATACGGTTAATCTCGCCTACAAGGATGAGGTTATACGCGTGGGCTCTGACATTAAAATGGTCAAGTCTCGAACGGGGATTTTTGCCATTGATATAAAGATAGGTGGGTACACGAGGGGTCGTTGGCATATTTTGGTAGGAGCCGCGAGCAGTACAAAATCCACAACAATGTACATAGGCGCTGGAATAGCTCAAAGAATCTGTGGCACCTGCCTTGAGGGGCATATTACGGAGAAGAATTTCAAGAAGGTTGTTGTTGACCCCGCGACTGTCATCTCCAAGAAGTACTACGCTAATCACCAGAAGAAGAACATCTATTGCCCCAATCAAAAATTCCACCACAAGAAGCCTTTTTATGCTCTCGAGTATGACATTGAATGTTCACATTGTAGTGAGCCGTCTTATTCCTTATTTTTTCTTGTCGATTCTGAACATAACTATACAAGAGAATGGGCGACTAAATTCGGTGTCGTGCATAACAATGTAGTTTTGTTTAATCCTGAACACAGTCAGCAGGTTGGTGATGTCATGCGTGAGGCTCTTAACACCGGGCGAGTTACTTTCGTTGGTGTTGATTCGGTGGATGCAATAGGTGGTAAGGAGGAATCTGAAAAGTCTCTTGAGGATTACCAGCAAGGTTTGCAGGCACGCATATGGAACAAGATTGTTCGTGTGCTTACTTCTCGTCTTAATAGTAGGTTTGATTTCGTGTATCGTGATAAGGAGGGTAAGATGGTTGAGGTGCGGAAGCAGGCGGAGCCTATCCTTGTTGTCATTCAGCAATGGCGCGAGAAAATCGGCGCATATGGTGACTCTCGTGTTATGGGTGGGGGTGGTGGTCTTAAGTATGGTTCCTCAACCACGATAGATTTCACTGCCGGAGAAAAGGTTTGGATAAGTCAGGAGAAAAGACTCATCGAGGGTATCTGGATAAATTTCACTATTCTTAAAAACAAAACCGGGAAGCCGTGGCAATATGGAAAGTTCTTCTATTCTATATTGAAGGATGACATCGTAAATAACTTAAGCGTTGTGCACGTCTCCGTTGAGCTTGGCATTGTGAAGCAGGCGGGAGCGTGGTATACTTACAAGAATGATCGTTTTCAGGGTGCAGACAAATTTGCAAAGGCTCTTGACGAGCGCCCTGATTTGGCAGCTGCCCTGATGGAACAATGCTTTACAAAAGTAGAACAGGCGGCAACATGATACCCACACCAAAAAAAGAAAAAAAACTCTTCAGTCTATCCGATAGGGATAGCATTAAAAAGCAGGCAAATAAGCAAGAGAAAATTATTGCAAAAAAGCTAGGCGCGAAACAGACACCTAATTCAGGTTCAACTCCTTTCCTTAAAGGCGATATGATAAAAGGCGATCAGGTTATGGATATTAAATCTGCTCTCACCACGAATTCAATAACTATAACCGTTGATATGCTTGTTAAGTTAGAGCAGGATGCTATACGTGTTGGTAAGATTCCTATACTACTCTTAAACTTTCCTCATGCAAAAGGTTTAATTCACAAGATGTGGTCACTTCAAACAATATAAGGTTCTTTTCAATGCAAACAAAAGCTATAGAAACAGTAGGCGTTCAGCCTTTAGATGAGATATTCAAACAGTACAGCGATAGCGTCCGGGAAGGGACTGCTAAGGTCGTCATTGGCAGACAGTATAAAGCTTCTATCTTAGATCGATATAAGCGATCTCGTGATGGGTACGCGATTGGGCGTTATGGCAATGATGAACTTTTGATTTTTCGTATTTACCGGGAACTGCGCGCGTGTATAAGGTACTTTCTACAGCAGCCACGCTTGATTCTTTCCGAAATTGATAACAGGAGAAGTGATAGAATTGTCTTGGAGTACAAGAAAGAAGAACAGTATCTTAAGTCTCTCTATTCACCAATTAAACTTGTAAAAGACGAACGATACCTCAACGAAAGAAAAATGCGGCGGCAAGCCCGGAAAGAACGGGTAAATGGACAAGCCTAATACACTAAATATTTATCAAGCCACGAAAATGGTTTATGCAGGTTTGCGGGAAAAGGGCTTCTTAGCTCCGGAGGATATGATTCCTGATCTTCATCTATGCCTCGTTCTCACTGAGGTTGGTGAGGTTGTTGAGGCAATGCGGCGTGGCTCTTATTTGGACTTGGAACGTCTTAAGAATTTTCTTGACGATGAGCATGAATTAGGTGCCACCCCGGAAGAATACTGCGTACGTGGTTACACTATGCATGTTAAGGGAACTGTTGAAGAAGAAATTGTTGATATACAAGTGAGGTTGCTCGGTCTTCTTGGTTATCTGCTCGATAAATTCGGCATTGAGGAGCAAGCCATTGATAACATACGCAAACTTGGCATCCTGATGGAAAAGCAAGTACCTTTCAGCAGGAATTACTTAAAGTTTACTGTTGCTGATTTAAGTTCCTTCATGCTGTCAATAACCCGGCAGCTTATTGATCTTAATATAGTCCCTATTTCAAGGACTTCAGCAATTGCACAAATAAATGGCTTTTGTAAACTTATCGATAACATAAGCACAAACATGGAGGGTTATTTCCCTATAACGAAGGTCTTTGAGATTAAGCATTGGTACAATCAAACAAGACCAAATAAGCATGGGAGACTCTTTTAATGGCAAATATTGATTGCTTGGATTGTGAGTATGTTTTGGTGTTGGCAAATAAGACTTTTAAGGGTATTAATAAACCAAAAATAAATTGTGATCTCAAAATACGCCCTGGTGTTTGGACAAAAAAACATGATATGCAATATGGGAAGTATATCAAGTCATCATGCCACGGCTACAAGAAGGATGAAGGTTTATAAACTGCATGTAGCAGGAGTTCTATAATCATACAAACAGAAAGGATGGCAAATATGCCTAAAAAACTAACACCCGCGGAAACAAAAGCGAAACTCAAAGAGCTTAACGCTGAAAAGAAAAGGCTCGAAAAGTCTATCAAGATGGTAACAAAAGCTCTTGAAAGAAACGCGAAAGCAATCGCGAAACTCTCCACGTAATACCCATACCTTGATGAAGGGAAGGAGAATTTCTTCTTCCCTTTTATTTTTTAACAAATGATGCAAGAAATGGTCAAATTTTTTGCAATAGATGAAAGTAAAATGACTGATAAAGTTGTAAAGTATCACGTTAAGCAATTTGACAGCCTTCTTGCTGTGAATATCGTGGACAATCTTTCTATGGCAGAAAGCAAACTGGTGGCTTTGTCTCAGAATGAGGGGAATGAATCAAAGGCGGCAGAATTGAGGTTTCAACTCGCTACTCTGGTTGCAACAAGAACAGCTTTGCAGGGTATCCGGGATAACCTACAAATGGTCTTTGATTTCAAGGTATAACTTTTGATTATTTGCCTCAATATTCTTATATTTGAGGTACTAAAATTCACTACAAACAAATTCGGAGAAATTTTCATGGCGCGTAAAATACGACAAATAATTTTTGGTGGCGTGGGTGGTCTCACCCCGGACTACACAAAATACGCGATAGATGATCTTGTTGTAAATTTGAAGTACAACGGGGCTCTTTACCATGTTCACGTTGAAAATGAAAGAGTATACGGGCTTACGAGTAAACGTGAATCTAAAAAAACTACTGGTTTAAACGAGAAGCTATCCTGCTTTCCCACCTTAAAAAAAGAAACTATACCCTGCACGAAAGAGACCATACTTGTTGCCGAGGCTGTTGCGGAACACTTAGGCAAGGAGCAAGGTGTCATCTGTGGCTTCGTTGCGGGCATCATGAACAGTAGCGCAAAGACTCTTGCTGAAAAATTTCCCTATGGTCATGGTCTTAAACTTGTCGTGCACGATATTCTTTATTTCGAGGGTAAATCCTTCATGTCCAGGACTTATGGTGATGTTGAGAATCATCTGGGTCTTTTGAATGACAATCTTCAGAATAGCCCACTACCCATAGCAGGCTTCTTTGGTGATAAATTGAAAAGCATTAAGGGTACGCTTGCAATAGTTAGCTCACAACCTGTCGCGTCGGTGCTAAACGCATTTGGTAAATCAAAAAGTATTACTGGTGATTACTTTGCTGCTCTTCAGGAGATTGTGGATTCTCCTAAATTCAAGTACGAGGGCTTTGTCGTGAAGGATTTGAATAGCCGGCTTTCACTAAAGGTCTTGAAGCAAAGAAACATTGATGTTATTATCACAGGATTCACACCCGGGAAGAACAAGTATACTGGACAGGTGGGTGCTATTCAAATAGGCGTGTTAACTAAGGAGGCAGCAAGGGTTCTTGATAACAGAACTTATATAACACCTAGTGAAGTAAAGCGTCTAATAAAGCAGGAGCAAATTATTAGCGTTGGTAATGTGGCGGGCATAGATAACGACCGCAGACTCGACATGACTAACCACCCTAACGCGTACTTGGGGCGAATAATAACAGTAAAGTACAAGCACTGGACAGGTGAGAAACTTTTCCACCCCCGAATTGATAATAGTGTTGGGTTTCGGGATGACAAATTACTAAAGCGTTGCACTCTACGGCAAATAAAAGAAGGGTAACATATGGGACGATCAGACGCGATATACCTACAAGTAAAGTACATGGTGTCCCTGAGGGTTGAGCAGGTATTAGTACTTCGTTTGCAGAAATATTCCTTTCAAGAATTGGACCTAATAGTGGACGCTATTCTACGCGCTTTAATCAGCGAAAAGAATAAACCAAAAAAAGTTTTAACAATAACAGAGATAACAAAAGATGGCATTATCAGACCTTCTAACAACGAATCCAAAATCAGCGAGATCATCAAACGTGTCAATGATCAGATTAATCTACACGTATCTCGAAAATCGAGATAAGATACAACCTTTTTCTTTTAGTATTAACCGGGGTTCCTTTAAAGGTTTTCATCCTTCTAGCATGTATGGGGACTGTCCCAGAAAAATGGGATTCGGCTTGGCTGATGAACGTGGGAAATTGCGACACATGGATTTGAAAAAGGAAAGTCGGAAGGACTCTAAACTGGAGCTTATCTTTGATGTTGGTCATGTTATTCACGCGTTAATTCAAGAAAGCTATATGCGTAATTATGATAGTACTGCTAAATGTGATGTTCCTATTGAGTCCTTGAAAGATTACAATATTGGTGGTACGGCGGATCAGGTTATCCGCTTGCAGGATGGTAACTTGTATGTTATTGACTACAAGACACAGCGAACGGAGAAATTCCGCAGTACGAATACTATTGCGGATATAAGCCCTAAATATATTGGGCAAATAAATTTATACATGTACGCACTAAAGGTTCGTGGTTGTATCCTTTTCTTTAACAAGAATGATCAGTCGATGAAGGAGTTCTTTTTTGATAAGCCGGATATGAAAATCGTGAATGCTATGTTGGCTCTGGCAAAGACGGCGACAGATTTTATAAACGGGAAAACGTACGTGAAAATTCTTCAGGAATGCCTCGCGGGGGAAGGTATGTACCTGGACTGCCCCTATGCTATTCACTGTATGAAGTGCAAAACATTGGATGCTATTAAAAAAATTACGAAAGGAACTGTATGAAAGTACAAGGTGTGTCACAAATACCAAAACCTATTGTAGTTGTTCGATCCTACGAGGACTTACACAAGCAAGAGGAGGTTGTTTCCGCGATGAATCAGCTTGATTTCATTTCTAAGCCTACTATTGAGATCGCGTATTTTTTGAACCACGTTGCTACCATGTATCAAAGGGACTTGCAGTATCTTGAGAAATGCATGACAATTTTTATTGGTTACCAGAATTTTTATGGTAGCTTACTTGCGCAAATGGAAATTATCAGGGGTGTGGCTGACTCACAACTTGCTCATACAACCTCTGTTCTCATGGGTACGAAGGATGGGACGCTGAACGAGCGAAAGGATGCCGTGAGGGCGAGCGATAAGTACAGGCAGGCAGAAGAAGTCTACAATAAAGCCAATGGCCGGTATATCATGCTGAAATCTATATTCGAGTCTTGCGACAGGGCTTACAAATTGGCAAGCAGAATATTGACTGTTAGATTGGGAATAAAAGAGCTATAATGAAAATCTGTTGTATATTTGAGAAACAAAAATTGAAAGTATCACATGTCAGACGTTAAAGAAGAAGTAATAAAAGAAATGCGCGTCGCGGGAAGCACGAACGCGAAAGAGTTGGCTATAGCAATTTTTTCAGAATTCAACAACTTCAAGTGCATAACACTAACAGCAATAGGTCTTCAGTCAATAAACCAAACGGTTAAAGCTATCGCTATAGCAGGTGGTTTATGCGGTCAAAAGGCTAAAACGATAAACACCCGAATCGGTTTCACGGAGGTATCTATCTCAGGGGACATAAGGACAGCAATTATCTTCACTTGCAGGCTATCCTAATGGATGAACGGTATTTTCGAAAATACTTAAAAGTAGGCGATCATGCTATTGCCAAAATGGACAATGATGATATTATGACAGGTGTCATAGGCATGATGGATGACGAGTCTTTGTCTCTGCTTACTTTGGATGACGATAAAATGCTTGAGTTGTTTTTACTTTATGGCAGGATAGAATGGTTTGGTAAAATAACCCCGGGGCCAAAAGAAGTAAACGCGCAATTAGTGTCAATTATTAAACGAATAAACAAAGAACCTACGAATGACAACGATAACGAAAACGATAACCGTTGACTATGGCCATGCTCTGCATCTGCATAATGGTAGATGCAGGGGTATACATGGTCATACTGCTCGTATCACGATAGCCCTGGAAGGCACACCCTCACCTATTATGAAAGGCACAGCTATGGAGGGTATGGTTCTTGATTATGGCACCGTGAAAGCTTTCCTGAAGGAGAGTATCGAGGAAACATTTGATCATAAATTAATTTTGTGCAAGGATGATGAAAGATTGAATATGCTTTTATCTCACGCGGGTGTCTTTCAGAATATCTTGCGTGTTGAGGAAACACCCACTGCGGAGAATCTTGCTAAGCTATGTTTTCAAATTTTGAAAGAAAAATTCAATGGCTTTGCGAAAGTAAAATTTGTAGAATGGTGCGAGACTCCCACGAGTAGCGCACGTTATGAAGAATAATCTAAGGAACTTTTATGGCTAAAGATAGAAAAATGATCATTTCTCCTGAAAAATACTTTTCTCTTGAGGATGAGAACTTTTATTGCTCTACTTGCAATTATAAGAAGCACTGTGAAAAAACAGTTGTTGTTAAAGCACCTTTCGAGCATGCGGATGCGAAACAATTCTTTCCTGATAACCCTTACGCGATAGCAACCATGTTCCCTGACATTGAAAAGTATCGTGCACCCCGGTTAGGCAAGCTTGCAGAAATACCCGTGGACTTTCCAAAGGTATCTTTCGTGACCCACCAGAAAATTGACGCGCACGAAAAAGTACTCACCTTTCCTTTGTCAAAGCTTTCAATGGGTATGGAGAAACGATTGACGAATCTTGCAAAGTCACGTCAATGCTCTTTAGGGTTGCTCATGTCAGATGATGATAAATCTTTGCTTAGTTGGTTATTCGGCAAAGAAGTCTTTCAAAGTAATGAGCAGTATCTTGGTGTCTATAATAACGAGGGTATGAACATTGCAAGCCCTACTTACGCGTACTTGCAAAGGGATTGGACAAAGCCTTTTAGGGAGAAGGGATTTGAATATGTTATGTCTCCCACGGTAAGCTTTTTCTTTAATCAACCTGCTTGCTCAACTGTTCAGAATAGGCTCCTTAGTTATAAGTTTATCAAGGATTTGGTTGATAATGGTTTCCCAACAATACCTTGTTTTTTGTATCTTTGGGAGAGTGATGCAAAAGCTTTCGCGAATTGGATTAACAAGACGGGTTTTTCCCATGTCTATTTTCCAATTCAAATGGCACGTCAAGAAGTTTACCATGATTACGCGGTGAAACAATTCAAGCTGATCAGGTCTTTGCTGAACCCCAGTGTTAAGATAATTGTCGTTGGTGCCTCTACAGTTAGTCGTATCGTGCAGTATCACGCGATTGACAAGAACGCCTTGTACATGAACTCTTATATACCTGTTATATCCTCCCGCCGTTTGATCTGGGGCGTGAAGGAAAGTAGATACTCGACAGATCAATTTTATTTGAGTGATGACATCTTTATGGAAAACGCCGCTAATTTTAGAAAAGAATTGGCAAAGAAAGGAATCAAATAACATGGGTGGCTCAAGGGCGAATCGCTCATCAGGAAAGCAAAAGGAAAGCTTCCAAACAACGGCTTCTATTCATGGACGGGAAATGAAGGTAGGTGGCACTTATAATTTCTATAATTTACATAACAGTAAACTCATAAGTTATGATAAGGCTACAAACACTTTCAAGTTCTTCAATAGCCGTATACCGTCGAGAATTTCAAAAGATCATACTTTTATTATTAATGACCATAACAAAGCAAGCTTCAGCTTCTTGGATTAAAAATGAAAAAGCCAAATATAGCTGAAGGGGAGAAAATAATTGGTGATCTGCTTGCTTGGCTTCAATTACCTGTTGACGGGCACACGAAAGACACACCAAAAAGGGTTGCTAAAATGTACCTGGAGCTTTTCTCCGGGCTGTATAAGAACCCACCCAAGATAACCACGTTCGAGGGTAAGGATGGGTATGTGGCAGTATCGAATATAAATTTCACTTCTTATTGCGCGCATCATTTGTTGCCCTTTTTTGGCAAGGTTGGTGTTGTATATCATTGCAGTAATCGCACCATTGTAGGTCTTTCCAAAATCGCGAGAATAATAGGATACCACTCTGCTAAACCACAGGTGCAAGAGAACCTTACCGCGGATATAGCAGAAGACATAATGAAACGCCTTCAGCCAAAAGGTATTTTCGTGGTGTGTTCAGCGGAGCATCTTTGCATGACAATACGGGGTGTTAAAAGTATCGGGAGTGTCACGACAACATCTTGTATGCTTGGTGACATTGATAAGGCGGAGGCTCTTAATCTTTTACAAAGTAACAAACAATTTTTTCAATAAAATGTAGATACCAGGATGATCGTGAAAAGGAGACGTAGTGGGATTAATAGCAATATTGCTTCGCTGTATGTGCAAGAAATTTTTGATTCTATACAAGGTGAAGGTCTCTTAAGTGGTTTCTTGACAAGGTTTGTCAGAACGAATGGTTGCACTGTTGGTTGTGCTTGGTGTGACACTAAAAATTCTTGGAGACAAAATAAAAAATTCAAAGTGCTCTGTGCTGATGTTTACAAAAGAATAGTTGAGGGCTGGAATAAGAACGCTTGGATTTGCATAACTGGGGGTGAACCTATGGAACAAGCAGAATCAGTACATTGGCTGATTGGCAAGCTTCATAAGAATGGCTATGATTATATTTCTGTTGAGACCTCCGGGTATCCCTTCCCGGACAGGAAAGTTTTATTCGATATGCTTAATGATAATGTTTTCTTTTCTGTATCACCAAAGCTTTCTTCAGCTACAAAAGGTTCGGCTAAAATAGATGCATCTCTTGCTCGCGCGAAGGAGGTTGTAGAATTTTGGTTATCTCCTGATATGACTTTTAATGTGCAATTGAAATTCGTTGTTGGTACTGATGCTGATTTAAGGGATTTGCGAAATATTTTTGCAACTTGTAAAGGCTTCAAATTGAATACTCTAATCTTTATACAACCCGATTACTACGTTTTTCAGAAAGATAAAACATTGATAAATAAATTATTGTTGTTTCTTGAAGATTTTCCAAATGTTCGATTATCCACTCAGATGCACAAAACACTTGATTTAAAGTAACGTTCATGGTAATTTTGTGCAGTGCAAAAAATAACTTAATCTCTAACATGAAAGGTCACGAAAATGGGTAACTCCGCGAAAGGCAAACCGGCAGGAAAGATGATTGCCGCGAAAGGCAAAGCCACTCCGGCACGGGGCGGCAAAGTAAATAGCAAGTCCAATCCTAAAGTAGGTAAAAGGGCACGCGGCAAATAAGCCTCCCAAAATTTCCTATGCTTCTTCTCAAACCCGCTGTTATGGCGGGTTTTTTAATGCCCAAAGAGTATTTTTTGTATAAAATAAAAACAGTATATTACACTAATATTTGTTACATAATTTCGGATAAAACTTTGAAGCACGTACGCTTGGACTTCGGCTCTAATCCAGAGTTGACTCGTGTTATAGTTTCGCATGAGGATGGCTTCAAATCAATAGAGGCTATTTACCACAAGACCTCTCCTTTTTTGAATAAACTCAATTATGTTCTACTGTATTGCCTTTACGTTTATGATGAGGCAGAGATTGAGGTTCCTTATTTTCTGAATAAAAGAATGTTTTCTGTTGTTATTAGCTATTTGGAAATATTACAAAATCGGGATAAAAAAATAATTTTTAAGGAGGTCTCTTATCATGGTTTGAACATTGAGGACTCTACAAAAAGTGTCTATCCTTTTTTGGTAATGTATTCTGGTGGTAAGGATAGCACCATGATTTCTTACCTCAATTCAAACGTACCAGAAAGCATAAGAGTTATGTACGCGGAGTTTTTCGGGGTAACTGATAGAAGAAGGAGTGACTTTGTTATAGAGGGGAGTATGTTTTCATTACTTAGAAGGGCTCTTGGGGATGACAGATATTATAAAGAAGTGCTCGTTGAATTTGCGTATCCTATTTTTTATAACGGACAAAATATTCTTGTTGGCTATGAAAAGGAGGTTTGGGATAATCTAATTCTTGTTCAAGGCTTTGATATGAAAGCTTATTATAATTCTCTTTCCCACGCGGGTAAGCATGTTGCTTCTCCAATAAGTCACATGGATTCTTTGACTATTCTGGAGACCCTCAAGAAGATGAAGGTAGACTTCGCTCATTGTAATAGTGAAGACTTCATGGATTTTTGCTATCACTGCTTCAAATGTGATACTCTTTACTTGATGGGCGCGAATAAAAAATTGCATGGTTTTGACAGAAAAATGTACAAGGAAGTAACGAGGGAAGAAGACGGGGCAAGTGTTGAAGCATCACTCCTTCAGCATTATTCTGATAAACCTGCTTTACTGGAATTTTTAAGGAAAATTAATACATGCAAACAGCTAAAATTTTAACGATGGTTCGGGAGGATCGCTTTGCCATGTTCTCAAAGGTTATGACGAATCTCTTGTTGAACACGACGAGCATAAGTATAGAGTGGGAAATTCTCACGTACTCGATGGATTTCGCGAAATTCTTCAAAACGGAATTCGCAATTGCTAAACGAAACAAACACCTTATTGACGTGCACCTTGTTTCTCATGATGTCTCCATGCCCGCGGCGAAAGCACGATGGGCTCTGTCGCACGAGGGGTATGACGTTTTTCTCGTGCTTGATGACGATGTTTTGATCGCTCAAAATGACTTTCAGAAAATAGTCGAAGCAATGGAAAAATTGGATAGTGACAAAAAATGTACCCCTGATATGATAGTCATATCCACGGTTGATGTCGAGAATGCACGTGGCTTCCCGGATTACACGGACAAGGTTTTTTCAAACCCCGATGGTACCGACATTATTTTGAGGAAGGACATTCCACTTAAGATGTATGGCAAGGTTCGTTTTGATCATGTTGGTCCGGCGTATGGTGTCTCGGGTACGTATATTATAAAAAGAGATTGCTTTTTAGCTCTCTACGAGTCATTCATAGCCTATAAAAAAGGTGAACGTGGTTATGACACGGAATTATTCTTGAGTATACCGGAGGATAAACGGGTGCAATTGGGTCAGGCGACCGCGTGGCATATAGGTTGCTATGAGCCTTTTTTTAACGAGCATTGGAAAGGTATGCGGAAGGAGGTTAGTGATTATTATGAAGCCAAAGAAAGTCCTACTGTATAGTGGTGGTCTTGACTCCTTTATTGCTTCTGCTTACTTGAAACCCGATATGCGGGTATACGTTCCTCTTGGGCATAGGTACCAGGAAGCTGAGATGAAGTCCATTATGAGGACAAATCATGTAGGAAAAATACATTATGCCCCGGGCATGCACATTGGGGCATTCGAAAAAAATGACGCTGAAATCCCCCTTCGGAATTCTTATCTTTGCCATGTTGCAACGAGTATGGCACTTCGTGAATACCCGGCAGCAAACAGCTACATGATTGCTCTTATTGTTCAGGAGGATGAAATGAGTATCCCTGACAGGACACAAGAATTTATGATGAACATGAGCACGCTTCTTACAAGTCTGTCCGGGAAAAATATCATCGTGGAGTCTCCTTTCGTGCACATGGACAAAACAGACATGGTTCATTGGTACATTGAAAATTATGGCAAGTCTGGCATAGCTTCGCTCGTGAGTACACATTCTTGCTATAGCCCGGTTCGTAGTAACTCGGGTTTTATTGAATGTGGTAATTGCCCGGCTTGCTTTCGAAAATTTGTTGCTCTGGCAAACAATGATATTACAGGAAATTTCGCGGTGAATCCTGCTGAGTCAACCACGGCGCGTACTTACTTGGAGAACCTAAATAAGTATAGCGAGAAAAGACAGCACCGCATAAAGGATGCTATTGCTAAGAAAACACGACTATTTATTACGAAAGAAATTACGCATGGACGAGAAAAAAGAAGATAAACTTGAAGGTAAAAGGATAAAATTCATACGTGCACGTGGTTCTTCCAATGGTGACCCCCATGTTACTTTAGAGTACCTGGAGCCAAATGCCGGGGTGGGTGAGGTGGCTGAATGATTTTAATAAACAGGTTGCATAAGACTGCTGATTCTTGGAGCAAGGATTTTCAGGAACGTCTTGAGGCTGTCGCGGATAATCGTGTCCTTTTTTATGGGGAGCCTATCTCCGTTTTGAGCAACTCAACGTTGTTTGAAAACCTTGCTTATTATGGTTATAAATCAATGCTTGAATTGCGTGGGAAAGTAGAAATGATCGGGCATGAGAACATCGAGAAAATAATTTTCTTGGATTCTATGCAATTGCCCTTCCAACAAATGATTGGTCTTGATAGGGAAATTCCTTTTGAGATATACGTGCACGTGTCAAAGGATTATCAAGATTATGTGCACGCTCCAGCGTACTATAAGCAAAATTCTCTTTGTACACCGATGCTCGTGTCAACTTCTTCAACAGCTTTATCTTATGGTTTGCATGAATCACAATATAGGTCTATTGGTTGCCCCTTGCTTCCTTTTCAGAATGCCTCTATTAAAAGAAGCAAGACGGTTATTTGGGCAGGAAATGATATTAACAATCCTGTAAAAGGATTTCCTGATTTTCAAAAACTAATGCGTGAATTTCCTGATTTTGAATTTCATGTTTGCACGAGACGAATACCCTTATCCGTGGCGGAAACTCTAGCAAAGGAACATCCTAATATGGAGTTACACGTGGGACTTACTTCGGAGGAATACCAGAAGCTTGCATCCACTTGCGAGATTATCGTGAGCACAGCCTTTTGTGAGTCCTTTGGCCTTTCCGTTATGGATGCTGTCGCAACAGGGACTATCCCTTTATGCCGAGATGTTGGTTCTTATCATGATCTGTTTCCACGGAATTTCCTGTACTCGGATATTCTTCAAGCTGATCTTTATAAAGCTCAAAGGACTGATGAGGCAGGCTTTCTTAGTTTGGAAATGGTGGTGAATCATTTCTCAGCAAAAAATGTGTACGAACGTCTTATAAATCCTATGGATTGTCACGGGTGAGAAAATGGAATTAATATTCGCGGGTGTGGAAGACAGGCAGATCAGGAATGATTGCTATAGCGCGGGAGTCAAGAAAGTCCTGATGTCCTATTACTATATTATTGACAAGGGTGTTCCCTTTGACGAAGTTCTCGATATGTTTCCTCTCGTTGTTCTTGATTCTGGGGCTTTCACCATGTTCTCAAAAGCACAAGATAATCACGAGAAAATTAACCATGTCAAATATCTTTCAGACTATCTCAATTTCGCATCCAAGTATATTGGGAGACTCTTTTGGGTCGCTAACTATGATGTTAACCTGCTTGTGGGGGACAAACAGGTCTATGATTGGAATAAAGAATTTGAGCAATTGGAGAAAGAAGGTCAGCGAGTCTGCTATGTCACTCACGATTATAGCCTACCATACAAGAATCTTTACGAATACTTTGATCGTTATAACTTTATAGGTGCATCAGGTGGTATCAATTCAAAAACTGATACTGGATACTTTGAGCAAGTATACAATCTCTCCTACAGGTACAGGAAATTGGTTCATGGGTTCGCTATGACAAACTTCGTGTCATTTGATAAATTTCCCTTGTTTAGTGCTGATTCAACCACGTATTTTAGTGGTGGTAAATATGGCATCACATATGTCTGGAATGGGAGTTTCTTTGAGACGATTGATTACACGAAGAAGGAAGCTATTCGTAGACAGCAATTTCGTACCTGCCATAAATGGGGTGTTGACTTTGGCAAATTCATGGATGATAATACTCGGCAGGTGAATAAATTCAATATCAATGCTTGGCTTATGAATGAGAAAAATTTTAACAGGAGAACACTGAATAGACAATGGTGGCTCACTGAAGCAGAACGCGATTTCATTAAAACGAATCCTTTTTACATGTGTACACCAAATGAGCTTGAAGTAATGCACGGTGTAGCACCAAAGGTTGCGCCGAAAGGCCGACGTGGTAGACGAAAGAAAAAGAAAGAAGAAAATGGCAACACTTAAAGAGCAGAAAAAGAAGCAAGCAGAAGAAGACAGCAAGAAATTAACCACGAAGGAGAAGAAAAAGCTTCGTAATGAGATAACTCACAAGTTAAGGTTCGAGATTCTTGAAAGAGATCAGCATCGTTGTAAACGCTGCGGTGCATCTCCAAAAACTGATCCCACGGTAGAATTGGTAATAGATCACATTGTGCCGCTTTCAGCTGGAGGGACAAATGACCTCACGAATTTGGAGACGCTCTGTCATTCTTGTAACGAGGGGAAGAAGGATACTGTCATACAAAAGAAGGTTGATAAACTCGTTGTGAATCCAGTAGAATTCTATCAGATACAGACAGAAGGTGAAATACAATCTTTCTTCCTTTCTCCTTCAAATGAAGAAGCAAGACAATGGCTATTCACAACGCATGAAAAAAATGGCACAGACTGTCCCCGTGACTGTGGTTTATGCGTGACAAAGAAGCAATTCTACAATCATTGTTTCAACATGCTTACCCGTGAGCTTAAAAGTCAAGGAGGTTCCCAGACGATCGAGGTGCGGAAGATAGAAGCCAACCCGTTATTACAGGATGACCTCATTGTTTGCAACACTTGCTATCTTGCTGGACGGTGCCCTAAATTTGTGGTGAATCAATCTTGCGTTTTTAATTTTTCGCTGGATACTGATTTTAGTGATACTAAAACTGGTATGCGTGTTCTTGTTAATATCCAAAAGGAGCGTGTTATGCGTGCAGTCCTGAATGAGAAAATTGATGGTGGCGTTCTTGACAAGAATTTAACAAACGAGATAAGTGTACTATCCCAGCTTATGTTTAATGTTGAAAATCTAAATTCAGACAACACGCAATCTATCGAGATAAAAGCTACCGGGTCAAAAGGCACGGGTATTCTTGCCACTTTATTTGGTGATCTCCTGCAAGGACGGTCTGCCCTGGCCCCGGTGGCTGTTCAGCAATTGCCCGCGGCAGAGGTAGTGAATCCTGTATCTGAAGTGCTAAATATGGCGAAGGTTCCTTCTAAAAGTTAAAAATTGATTTAATTGCTTAAAAAGCAGTAACTTTGGCATAACGAAAAACAAGAAAGACTCATGGCTGACGTTACTATAACTTTACGAAGACGAATAGTCTATCATATGCGTAAACTGGCTAATAAGATAGCCAATAATGGCGTGGCGATAACAAAGCGAATCATCGAGGAGAACCATAAGGTAGCCACGGGACAGCTGTTGAATTCCATACAGTCTGAAATACGGCTACTCAGTCAGTCACAGGTGTACATAGAAATCTTTTCTGCATTACCTAAAAGTCATAACATTATTAATGGTAGGCGTGCTATGTCAACTATGCCACCTGCTGATGCTCTTGAGGCTTGGCTTAAAGCGAAACACATTGTTATACGCCATGATGCTAAGATAAATGGGCGGTCTTATCGCAGAAAATCCGGGAATGATTATGAAAGGGATTTGCAAAGAACTCTTTTCCTCATTCGCAGGCATATTGGTAAAAAAGGTATTCCACCTTTTAATTATGTTGAGCTCTCTGTACCACCCATTAAAGAAATGGTTGAGTCTCTTGTTAAAGAAAGAGTAAACTTGGATTACACGGGAATATCATAATGCCAGTAGATATGAGTTTTTTTGATTGGGTCGATGTTGTCCCAGTATTGGATGATCTGAAAGAATATTTGGAAACAAGCATCACGGCTACAGAAGCATTTATATCCATAGACCCCGACGAGGTCTTTGATTTTGATAATGGTGACAATACTTTTAAGGTTGGGATTATTGTTGAGGCCTCCGGCGTTTTTCCAACGGGAATAAGCGCGAAAGGAAATTTAGCATACGGCACACGGCAAATACGACTAAAAATTCTAAGCCCCTCCATAGGTTCTCCGTGGCGAGAATACAAGGCACGAATAACCAACGTGGTCAAGAAGCTCGTGTACGCTTTCGCGTATCGGCCAGACATAGCCTATAATTTCGTGTCTCTCACTTATGATGACTATGAGTTTGATGACAAAATGCAAATGAGTGGTGCAACTCTCGTGTTTGATCAAAGAATTAATAACTAAAACTTAAGGAAAAAAATGAATACTGTTAACGCGGGTATTAAAGAATGCTTTCTCGGTGATGGCGCTTTCTCGGAAAGAAGCCTCCAAGAGAATTTGAGCAAGGATTCAAATTCTCCTGTTATGGGTTTAGGTACCAGGCAATCTGGGAATTTCACCATAGTCAACGTTGATGAGTTCACGGATAACAAAGGTAGAAAGTATCCCAACAAAATGTCTTTTAAATCTGAAATAGGTACCATGCAGATCATAGACTACCAATTGTTGAAAAGGGTTTTCGCGACAAAACCAAAACAAAACTGCATGGAAGTAGCAATACTCACCTCTGGTCTTAAAAAAATTGTGAATGATCGTGTCTCCTCTGGTAACACTGACTCACCGAGCGCGACAATCATGACGTCGGACACAGGTGGTATCTTCAGGTTTGATAATCCAGAGAATAGTGGCTATCTCTGGGGTATGACCCTGTTTGCTGATATGGCAAACTCACCAACGCTTCCAATTTTTGTTGAAGGTACCCCATATAATATCGCTTTTAGTGGTACATGGCAGAATAGAAATTTACGCGCGGGTGATGTTATCTATGTTGATGATGTTATGTACAAGCAAAATTTCACTGTTGAAGGAAACCAATCAGGGAACCCACCTTATGAAGGCTTCAGTACAGATGATAATGGAAAGTCCTATGTGATTCTTCCTAAAGGGTACTATGTTGTGGTTGCCCCGTGGATGCCAACTACTCTGGAGGGTGGGGGCTATCCTACTGTCAACGTGGGTACTGCTATACAGCTGATTGACGCGAGAACAGGGCTGCTGGTTCGTGGCTCTTATGGTCATGGTCCAGGAGACACACCCACACCAAATAGCTACTATGACCCGGTCAATAGCGTCTGTCATTTTCATACAAACAAATCTATCCTGGCACACACGGACTACATGGCGGCTCGTGCAGTTTCTAACACCTACATGGTTTTCCCTATCGCGCAGGACGTTTTACCCAATAATGGTATCATGACGGCGGCGGATTCCCGTATGGGGTTTGAAGTCGATTTTAGTTTTGGTTTGAAAGACCGTTATTTGAAATTCAACTTCGAGAGGCAAATGCCTTATCTTCAGGGTATCGCTCAAATAATCGGAAGCCAGTACACCCGGATGGGCTTTGCTTCTAATAGTATTCCCGCGCTTGATTCAAAAAAAGTATCCTCTTTTTTTGACATGCCTGATTTTATACCTAATAATCTTGAGGTGTACTTTCAGGAAATGAATATTGTTGATTTCACCGGGAGTATCAAGTCAAAGACACAGAAGAATACGTGGGGTGTCAGTATGTATAGTGGTTTCACTGTTGAGCTAAAAGCCACGGCTTCAAGCTTGGACGTGGGTGGTCTCATAGAGGCTATGCGATACGTCATGCATGAGGATATTGTTCTTTCACTTCCGTCTGTTACTGGTACACGGGTGAAACTCGTGTTCTGCAAGGATGGTCTCACGCAATTAGGGAACATAGAAGTCAATGATGACAAACGAGAAGCAACCATAACATTAGGTGGTACTTTTGACGTTGATCTTGTTGCATCTTCGGATGCAGAAAACACTATTTATTTTAACGTATACGTATCTTAAAAGTAAAAAGTTATGGGCGGAGTACTCGTAAAAGCAGTACCCTTGCGATTCTGCAAATATGAAGGACTTTCTGCTAATTTAATTGTTGACTTAGGCGAAGGTGTTACCCTAATTTTCGATAAGAAGTGTCTGGCAAAATTAGGAGACGCGACCATTGATGATTATAAGAGAAAGGCTCCTGTAATACTCCCGGGTAAATTCGACCCTGATCTTATTTCTGTTACTGGTGACGTGATTACTTTTGGTGCGACTTTATAAAATAATAACTTAAAAAGGAAAAGAATATGAGCTTTATTTCCGCGGGTATCAAGGAGGCTTTCATTGCTCCGAGGGGCACGGGGTTTTCAGACCTCACTGCTTCAACTGTACATGGAATGGGCACAAGACAAAATGGTTCTCTTGTAATAACCCATATCAATGAAACACAAGACAGAACAGGAAAGAAATTTCCTAACATGTTAAATTTCAAAGCAGAAGTTAATACCATGCAGATCATGGATTTAACTTTGCTGCAAGACATCATCGCTTTTTCCAGAAATGGTGGCTGTGATGTTGCCATTCTGTCCTCTGGTATCCAGAAGTCTGGTGCCCCGGCGATTGTCACGGCTCCTGATGGAGGTCTGTTTGTATTCAGACAGGATGCAAATAAAAACTTAGGCGCGTGGACTTCTTCGGGAGTCACGGTAACCACGGACATCAATCATGGCCTCACAAGGGATGCTATTGGTTCTCCCGTTTCTCTGAATGGGCAATGGAGACATATTATTAGTGTAACTGTTGGTGGGGACACTTTCGTTGTTGATACTGCACCTTCCCAAATGTCAGGTGATGCGGCGTACATTTATGACCGTTATCTCGGTATTGATTTTGATCTAACATTTAGCCTCAAGGAGCGTGTACTGAAATTAACGCTTGAAGGGGCTATGCGTTATGAGGCAGGTCTTGAACTTGTTAAAGGTTCTGGTGTTCGGCAAATTGGTTATTCAGCAAACAAAATACCCTCGATTGACGACAGCAAGGTATCAGCCGGGTTCATAAACCCCTCTTACATTCCACAGTCATGCGTCGCGTATTTTGATGATGCTCTTATCACGGATTTCTCGTGCACCGTGAAATCAAAATCCAGCAAAAATGGCTTCAATACTTCACTCATGAATGCTATAACTGTTGAAATGAAAGCAACATGCTCTGGTGCGGACTATATGGGTATCCAGAATATCCTGAAGCATGAGACATTTAGCTCGGATATTATCATTGATCTCGATCCTTCCGCGGCAGGAACAAAGAACCTGATCTTCAGCCGGGACGGTATTACCAAAATTGGCGAGGTCACGATTGATGATGACAAGCGGGAAGCATCATTCACTCTAACAGGTGAATATGACCCCGATTACACAACGTATCCAGTAAACGGCGTTAACTTTAACAAGTACTTATAATAATTATTTCAACATTTATTTAGGAGCAATTTTCAATGCAAAAAATTAAAACAAAAGATTTCACTTACGTTCTGCCCGAAGAAATATCTCTGGAGCAATATACGGCTATCAGCGAAATGCTAACAAAACTTGATCTGTCTTTGGATTCAGGGGACATAACGGACGCGTGGCAAATAATCACCGCACTCTTTATGAAATTCATGCAGCAAGGCGTCATAGGTCAGGCTCTTGCTATTCTTTTGGTACGCGTGGATGAAAATGACGTGTGCGAGGAGTGGGAGCCTGAATTTGCTGACTTACGCAAAAACGATTTCAAGAAGGTCGGCGACAAGTCGATAGCAAGCGTGCTACAGGATTTTTTATCTGGAAGGAAGGATTTGATAACAACTTTAATCAACTCCTTCAAGAAGTTGATGAACGAATAAAATTAGCGAGTGGTCAGCTAAAGCTAAAAAAGAAGGGTGACCTCCCAGAAGTATACGAACCAAAAATAGCGGCAAATGCAACGAGACAACTACTATACCAACTATCAGATGGTGATGTGACAAAGTATCAGGCAATACGTAAAAGCAAAGTAGGCGAAGTCTTCTACACCCTATATCTGAAGAAGGTCGAAAGGCTCAACGAGATATATGATTCGATACACATGTACAAAAGCTAGTTTGCATTCAGTTGCACCAAAGGGTTATCTTAGGATAACCCTTTTTTTATTTATAGAAAGATCATAAGAAATGCCCGTACAGGATGGAGTCCGTTTCATTGCTGATATTAAGGATATTGAGCAAGCCTTCACGAGAATAAAATCCGGAATAACAGAACTCAAACAAACTTCTGCTTCAGCCCTTCGTGATATGGTTGTCCCCCCGCAGACAAAGGCTGATCTCACTGAAATAAACAAATTTATAAATGAGATAAAGACAAATATCAGGGGTTGGTCTCTTAACATTATTGCCTTTGAGCGTATCCTGTACATGGTAACACAAATTAAGGCCGTGATCTCTGCACCTCTTGATGATTCCGGGCTGTTTGAAAAATACCGGACAACTCTTGGTGTAATGCTCAAGGACACTGAACTCGCGAGGGAACGGTTTGAGGAAATGGTTAAGTTCGCTGCGGTCACTCCTTTCTCGGTTACACAGGTTATTGAGGCAGGAAATCAGCTTCAGGCTGTTGGTAGGTACTCGTTGGATACCTTGAGGTCTCTGGGTGACCTTGCTGCTGCTTCTGGAAAGCCAATGGAGGAGGCTCTGGCTGCTTTTCAGGCTTTAGCGGTAGGAAGGAAGGGTATTGCCCTCAGAATGTTCAGAACGCTTCTAGTGACTTACCAAGATTTCATGGATGAGCTACATGTTAAGACTAAAAAAGGGGGACGGGAAATTGATGCCTCTATTGAGGACTTGCTTGATGCGCTTCCTCGAATAATCGAGAAAAAAGGTTTCGCGGGGATGATGGATAAGCAGATGGAAACCTACCAGGGACGCATGCAGAACCTTCGGGACATCATGCAGCAGGTTATGGCGGGTGTTGGTGATACCTACATGCCTGAAGTAAAGAAATTCTTGATCGAGACGACCAATTACGTTCAGCAGCATAAGAAAGAAATTATTGAAATTGCTGACACGATAAAGCACACCTCTGAGACTTCCCTCAATTTTGTGTCCCATATGCTAAGCCCCATTAAAACTTTATTCACAGGGGTGTCCGCTGTTTTTGGTGGCGTCAACAATTCTATTTCTTTGATGATGAATTCTCTTAATGCTTTTCTAATGCTCACCGCGGGTAAAGCTTTGTCAAACAGGCTAATGAAAAATACAATTGACAATTGGGCTGAGTCGCATGGTATTGCCTCTGCTCAAATTATGCAGCATGCTAAAGCTATGGGCATTTTGAATAAAGAAGCCACGAACATGTCCAGCAGAATCGAGAGCATGGCAAAACGAGATATGTATGGTGTCATGGGTCGTCAAACACCAACTCGTGCAGGTATGATGAATAGTGGCATCCCGGGTGTGAATCCTGATAATGTGGATGAGATTATTCGGCAAAGACAGCTGCTTATTACCGCGAATAAAGCCGTGGCAAACGCGCAATTCAAAAACGATGTCATAGGTGGTAATGGGCTCTTGTCAAGAAACGTGTTTAAGCCTAATGAAGAGACGAGAAAAGAACTTCAAAAAGAACTACAAGAAGCCACAGAAATTCGCGATCAAATAAAAAAGAATATCGCGGAAACTCTTAAACCAACAACAATGAAAGAGCAACTTTTTATTGACAAGGAACACCTTGCTATTTTACAAAGTAAGAATACCTTGTACCAAAAAGCAAGGGCTATTCAGAATATGATCGTCGAGCGACAGAAAATACTTTTAGTTGATGGCGAACAGCAAGTCGGAACAACTCAGGCTGAAATTCGTGCCATGCAGGAAAAGCTTATACTTGCCACGCAGGAGGCTACTGAACGTATAAGAGGCAACGCGGCGCTTATGTCTGAGTTTGCATTGCAGGAACAAATTGTTGATGCTGAAATAGGCAAGGCGGTAAAGAAAGAATTTGTCAAGTCTATTGAGGTTGACATTCTTGCTTTAGACACAGAGAGAGAAATTCTTTTAGAAGAAGGTAATGCTACTGAGGCAGCGGGTATTGAATTACGAATTTCAAAACTGCGACAGATTGCTGAAGAAATTGAGATGATGACTGAGGCGCAGGCATTAAATGAGCGTGGAACGCTTAGCTGGGAGGCCACTGCATTGATGACAGAAAAAGGCGCAAAGAATCTTCGGAAGTATGACGATCAATTGGCTGAACGGGCAAACCGGGAGGGCAGCATAAGGTCTCTTGTTGCTGAACAGGCGGCAAAAGAAGTTGAAGCCTCGTTCGTTGAGGAACAACGGAGTCTTGTTTTGAATAAAATAAAGGCGCAACAAGAGGAAATTACCACGGCTGTTATGATGCAGACAAAAGAAATATCCTTATCTGCTATCGCGCAGTCTGCTTTTAACGGGTTGCTGTCTTTTGGTAAGGCTCTTATGGCTGATCTCAAGGCAATGTTTCTTTCTTCCCCGCTCGCTCTGCTCACGGGTGTTCTCACGGTGTATAGTGCTGTGAAGAGCTTCTGGGAAGAGAGTGATAAGAAGGCTGAGGAGTCAGCAGAAAAAGCGCGAGCCTCAACAGCCGATGCTATAAAACAGAGAATAGACTACTACAAGGAAGAAGCAGAATTAACTGAGAAGCAGGTAAAGCAACTTGAGTACGCTCGTGATATTGCTATGACAATGGAACGTGACAGGCGGCAAGCTGCTGCACTATCCGGGGATAAAGGCCAAAAGGTCGATGGAGAATACATTCAGTCTATTAAAGAAAGAAAAGCTCTTTATGATGCCGAGGTAAAAGTACTTGAAGACCTCGAGGATAAAAGGGCTAAACTTTCAGCAAAGACTTTGTCCACAGCAGCTTTGGACACGGATGCTTTAAAGAAACTCAGTAATGAAATTTCGAATCAGCGTGTTAAGGTAAATGATCTGGCAGACTCTTATAACGCTGCTATTACCGCGAAGTCTGCACTCATTGAAAAAACGAATGTGCTTAAAAGACTTTTCCCTGACCTTGCAGCGCAAATTGATAACGTGGGTATCTCTTCAAGTAATACTTCGGGATTGCTTTTCATTATTAACGAAAGAATGGCAGCACTCAAACAGACAGCTATCGATTTGCGGACTCAAATGTCGGGTCTCGCGATTGATCTTGCTATTGAGGACGTTCGTTCTTATGCAAAGTCAAAAGCAAACAAGGATGCCATTGGTGAAAGCAAACGCTCATACGGTATATTCGAGAGTAACTCCAACTTGTCACACAAACTTGATAATATCATAAAGCCTCAGCAGGAAATAAATGCTGAAATTATTAAGAACATTGATGCTATACCTGTTGATGCAACCCCAGAGCAGGTAACAAACCAAATAACCGCTATCGCTACAAGCCTTCGTAAAAGGATTGATAATGAGAACAGCAAAGGAATTATATCGCTCTTTAAGCAATTTCTAGGTGGCGTGTATAGCACGAAGGAAGGTAAGCTTGACGAGGACAAGTACAAGGAGGCTATTAAATCAGCTTTCGGTGTAGATTTTGTTGACATCAGTTCTCTTGGGGACTTTGAAAAAACTGACTACGTGCAAGATATTATTGACAGGTACAACAAGGACTTGGCACAGGTTACTATGCTTGAGTCTAAAAGAATCGCCGTGAATAATGCTCTTGTAAATTCAGTGAAGATAGCAGAGAAGCCAACTGTTCCGAATGACGAGGATAAGGTGCCAAAGGACAAGTACAACGATGACCCGTTGACAAAGGAGTTGAAAGAATTCAAGCTACAAGCTTCTATCATGACTGAGCAGTATAACCACCTTGCTTCCACTCTCATGGAAATGAGTGCTTCTATGGCTTCTCTGGGAAATAGCGATCAGCTTATTAAACGGCTCACCGCTCCCCAGACAGAAATAGAAAAAACTTTCAAGGAAGGTGTTCAGGATTACTCTAAAAAGGTTCTCGAAAAAATAGCAGAACTGAAGAAATTCAAAGCACGTGCGCTCGCGAATACAAATAGGGATTTTGGTTTTAGACAGGCCAATGAGATTGATCAAATGCTAAAGCAAGCAGAAGCAGAAAATTTCAAGCTGCAAATGCTTCCTTATGATAACATGGTCAATCGCATGAAAGAAGACCTTAGTGCTGCCGAGATTCGTTTTTACTCCGCGGGTACTCCGGAGGAAAAGGCTACCGAACAGAAGACAATGATCGAGATGCAGAATAAATATCGGGAGGCAAAAGAAGATCACACTGCAAGAATAAGACAACTCATTGATGAGGGTAGGAAGAATGGCTTTTCCTTTGTACAAATAGAAGTTTTGTATGATATGCTCACGAAGGACTTGAAAGAAAATGCTGCCACGCAAAAGAAAACTTCTGATCTGGAAGCAGAAATAACAAATCTTTCAGGGAGTGCTGACTCTATAATGAAAGCGTACGAGTCTTTAGAGGATAAGAAAGAAAAACTCCGGGAAAGGATATTGTCTAATTATGCCACAACCCCGGAACAAAAAGCAAAAGAATTAGAGAACCTGAAAAATACCAGCCAGGCGGGAATTAATAAACTGTTCACGGTCGAAGAACAAAAAGCGGCTGATATAGAAGCAGAGGTAAATATTGATAGGCTTTCTAAACTCGTTGAATCGATGGGTGAAGACTCCCAGGATTACAAGCATTTGTTTAATGCTACAGAAAAAATAGAGGCTGAGAAGTCTCTTATTAGAGCGCAGTATGACAAAAAAATAGCTGATATAAGAGCAAAGCAAGAAGAAGAAGAGGCGAGTATCGCGGATATTCTCAAGAAGAGAAAAGACTACGAAAAAGGCAATAGTGGTGTCCCTTTGAGCCCGGAGGAAACGAAACGTGCTAATCTTTATGACAGGAATACTGCTGCGCGTAACGCGCAAATTATAGCTTTGTCAAAGGACAAGGATAAGGAAACGGATAAGGTTGACAAGAAAAGTATGCTCTCCAAATTCAACACGACAAAGGATTTTCTGGATAGAATTACATCCGCTTTTAACACGTATTTTGAATGGAAGAAGCAAAAGATTACTGATGAGGTTGAAACTTGGAAGAAAGCTCAAGAAGTAATTCTTACGAACGAGGAAAACTCCGCGATGCGTTTCGCGACAACGGAGAATCAAAAGGAGCGGGTTCGTCAACAATTTGAAATACGTAAACAGCAACTTGATAAAGAAGCGGAACAGAGGAAGCATGCTGCTTTGAAAAAGGACTGGGAAATCTCCCATGCTCTCGCTATGGCACAAATTGTTACCAATACCGCGATCGGCGTGATGTCAGCTTTAGCGATGCTTCCCCCCAATATTCCTTTGTCTATTATCATTGGTGCAACAGGTGCCACGGAACTGGCAATAGCAGCCTCTCAAACACCACCCAAATTTGCTGAAGGCGGTCTTAATGTAAATGGGAAAGGCATAAGCTATTTGCCAAAGGGTTTATTCCGGGGTGTTGGTGGTGAGAAGGATGATAAAAACCTTGTTCTGCTTAGTGACAACGAATTTATTGTTAATGCCCAGCAGACAAAGAAACACTTACCCTTACTTCAGGCTATTAATGACGGCTTCGCGAACGGCGGTTTGTTTGGTGGTGGTATCAAGACTGATCTCTATGCCATGAATTTTAGTGCCAACACTAGCGCGCTGCATAGTGAACTGAAAGACATGAATAAGAATTTAACGAAGCATCTCGAGAATCCTGTTAGACCTATACTTATTATTGACAAGTATACTGCCGGGGAAATAGCAGGTATTGGGATACAGGAAATGAAACGTGGAGCCGGATTATGAGTGAACCAAAACCCAAGTATCAAATAGAGTTCATGGAATTCGGCGTTGACGCGAATTGGATTGACTGGACACCGTGGCTTTTGAATGACGGTGTAATTAGTAAAAAAGTCGAAAGTGATAATCCTGCTGATATTGGGGTTGTTGCTTTTGATACTTATAATGTTACATTTCGTTATGAGGACATTGTTCGTGATCGTTTGCGGAAGCCCTTTAATGAAAAGAAAAGGTACTTGTTCAGACTATCCATTTGGTATCTTTTTGAAGATGTACCCACGCAAAAGAACATTTTTTATGGCGTGCTTGACTTTATGACTATCACGTATCCCCTGATGAAGGATGCCACCGGGGAAATCATAAATATTGTCTCTTTTGATATTCTTGACAAACTGAGTAGTATTGCAATGCTCCGGGAGATAGAATTAAGAGATAGCTACTACATGGAATTGAAGGCGAATCCTATAATTCAAATGAGCCCTATTTCAAGTACAGACAAAAAGATAACGGTATACGCGACGGATGATGTGGATGGTACGAGCATTTTGAGCTATGAGACTATTGTTTATTACTGGTCCACGCAAGGTTCTGATCATTTGGAGGACATGGTAAATCATCTGAATACTTTCAAAGTCCACGAGAATTTAATAACTTACTTCAGGGCGGGCGATATTATAAAGGCTCCCGCTGATTGTGGTGACCCCGAGATTGATGACGATGCAAGTACTTATCTTCTTGTTTTGGAGGCAAGGGAATCCTCTCTCGCTATTTACGGCACGGAGAACGCGGCATATGAATTGGTTATGCGGCAACAAATAAGAGTATTCCCAAGAGTTCCCACGGGTACCGATTGGGTCATATACTACACGAAAATATGGACACCCCGTATGTATGATTATACTGATATAAACGTGTATGACAATACTGCTAACGGGGGTACAGACACGACTGAAAGAACCGATATTCTTTCAACTGTTGTTCGTGGTTGTTATTTCAATAAATACAATGGTAGAAAGACCTTCTGGAAGCTCTACGATTTCGCGGGTGGCTCGAATACGTTACTTTATGAGGATGCACCCATAACGGACTTCGTACCGGGAACGCTATTTAGAAACAAGGAGTATGTTGATCTCTCCAGTATGCAGGCTCTTGTCTCTGAATTTCTGGAACCAGGCGACTACGAGGTGACCACTCTTTTGGCCAGTACTTTTCCTGATAGCACTTATGAATATGGCTATGTCGATATTGCTAATGGCGTGCGTACAACGCTTGCTATAGAAAGTCTTTGTGCTGACCCTCATGGCACAACTTATACCGCGAATGTCATTATCACGAAAAATATGTCTTTCACAATTCCTGCTGGGAGTCCAAAACAATTCTACGTGCAGGCTGTTTATGGTAAAGACTTGAAGGTCGCGTACGTGGAAATAAAAAAGCCAAAACAAAAAATAAGACAAGACTCCGCGTATATAAACAAGTATTACTACGAGGACGCCGTGAAAGCCTTCAGGTTGATTGGTATACTCGAGTCTCTCATTTCTTATGCTTGGGGTGACGCGAGTATTTCTTACGCGGTAGGTGCTCTTACTGACGCGGATTTTAGGTTACCATACGATTACTTTAATCAGTTGATCATGAAACAACCTTTCCTTCAGCATCCTTTTGATGCTCTCAAGTATGTCGTGAATACTTTCGGCGCGTATTTGTATGTCACGAATGACGGCAATTTCAAATTAGCCGTGATTGACAACCTTTCTACTGACACGCCTATTGGTTCTCTCTCTTTAAATGGTATAAATTTCATAAGTGGTACGAAGAAAGAATTTTGGGACAAGTTAACAGACGCTTTTAAGGTTACAGCGAAAACATGGATGCGTATAACACTCACTGATTTGAATGGCGTTATTTCTGATGTGGCTCTTGATGGTGCGGGGGTGGCATATAGTTTTCCCGACATTACACCCCACAATCTTAAGAGTAAAGATGTTTTGGTTACCCAAAAAATGCTCACGGACATTGGTATGTACCTGGGTACTTACTCGGGATCAGACCCCAAAATTATATACGGGGGGAGTGGTCCCACGAAAAAAGGGGGTATTGTTATACGGGCAAGTAGATACTTGTATAATTCAGACGGGAATGTTTTAACGGACCAACAGAATGCTCTTAATGTTATTGCAGAGGCATTCGCTGAAAAATATTTTTCTTTTTACGGGAAAAAGCATGTCTATTACGAAATCTCCTGCACTCTCACGCTGGAAATGTTTGATTGGCTGCCTTCTTCTATAATTCTTGTTGATGGTGTTAAATGCATTATCATATCCCTGCGGTTGGATAAATGGTCCAAGATAGCCACCTTTCATCTCGTTGCTGTTGAGGGCGAGGATTATTCTGAAGGTTCTATATGGTTGGGCAGTTCAACCTTTGATCTCAACTCATCAAGGATATAGTTGCTTTAAGGGGGGAATAGGGTTATTTTTGAGCAATAAATAAACAAGGTTTGAAGGGTATGGTTAAATATTTGGAAAAAGCAGCCATTATCGTGGTTGCATTTTTATTGATTTTTTTAGCATACAAACAACACGAAGCAATGAAGTCCATTACCACGAGTGTTTCCTTAATCGAGAAGCAGGTGAAAATGAACACGCAGTACATGGCAACTATCGATAGCCTGATCGCGCGAAAAAGAGACTCTGTATTTTTCTACACGAATACCATTAAAATAATTGACAAAGAAAAAGAACAACGAAATGAAATCATCAGTAATACTACTGACATTGATAGTCTTATCAATTTCTACTATAAGCTTCGGCCAATCGGTTTCTAAGCTGGATTCCTCTTCAGTCAAGGTAACCAAAGAAGAACTTAAATTCATAACAAAAATTTATTCGGACTACCAGTATCTTTTTTCTGCTGACAGCTTGAAAAATCTCGTGATCGCGAAGCAGAATCAGGAGATTGATTTACTCCAGCAGAAACAAAAATTACTCGAGGATAACTTCCTTCTCAAGCAAAAGGAGGCTGATGCACTCGAGCCTACTTTTTGGGATAAAGTCCGTCCTTATGCTTTTGGTGTCGCGGGTTTTTGTGTTGGATATATCATACGAGGTAACCGATGACAATAGCAATCTTGACACTTCTGGTTATTATTTTTTATGGGGTGAAAGCCTATCGTGATGTAGGTTTTATTCGCGCAATGGAAAGTACAACGGTTACGAATCCTGTTTTGTACAAAAAGAATATCGGTGTATGGCATGTTGCCGACATTTTTGAAAAAGCTATCGTGCATGTTGTTATGATTGTCGCGGTATACCCGGGCATCACGGTAAAGGGTCTATGCTTTGCCTTCGTGTATCTTGGTGTATCACGTTGGTTGTGGAATGACTTCTTTATAGATTTTTTTCGTGGAAGGGATTTCGATGCACTCCCTTCAGTAGACGGGAATTGGGATATAACTGATTGGACAATTGTTCAGCTTGAACGCCTTCACATTCCCCCGGTGGTTGTAAAGCTTCTCTTGTGTGGCATTACTGGATATATCTTTTACGGGTACTCACATGTGTAAGCTGCTTATTGTTGAAGACAACCCAGAACATGTTTGGATTACCAAGAAGATTCTGTTGAAAGTCCTGAAAGATAGCGAAATTATTGTTGCTGCTGGTTTCGATGATGCTGTTGATAAAATAGGTATCGAAAATCCAAATCTTTTTCTCGTGGATATAAATTTGGGTGCCGGGCATACAGGTCTTGATCTTATCCGTGTTATCCAAGAAAACGTTAAAGACCGAAATATCGCGGTAATGACTGCCAGCACGAATAATGAATTGCTAATAAAGCTTATTGATATGGGCATTGATAAATTCTTTCTGAAGCCCTATAATCGGGATGAGCTTGTTAGCTATTACTCGATAAAAAAAGAGCAAATAAATGCAACGAGGGCTCTGAATAAGTTCGCCGAAATGCTACAATACCAGGTTGTCTCGGAAAAGATACCCATGGGTGTGACTATTGTTGATATTGAAGGCAACATCGTGTATGTCAATGAGCAAATGGAAAGACAAACCGGATACACGAAAGAAGAACTATTGGGGGCGCATACAAGGATTTTCAAATCGGGTTTGCATGAGGATACTTTTTACACTAATCTCTGGGAGACTGTTCTTAATGGTCGCACATGGAAAAATGAAATTTGCAACAAGAGAAAGGATGGCTCCCTGTATTGGGAGGAACTAACCGCGGTTCCTTATTCAGAAGAAGGCAAAGTAACCCATATTATTGCCTATAAATCGGACATCACGAAGCAGCGGGAAATGGGCATCGAGCTGAAAAGCATCATCGAGGCCAACAAATCGCTCATCTTTATTTTGGATAATGACTTAAAGTACTTGAAATGCTACCCGGAGCAATCCGAGAATTTCTTCGCGGCGCCCTCAGAATTCTTGGGGCAACATGTAGGTGCCACGATACTTGATGATGAGACACGGGACACGTTTATAGCCAATTTTACTTTCGTGAGCCAAAACAGGCGGAAAAGAATTTTCCAGTATAAAGTAGAAAACGAAATCTGGGAATGTGTAGTGTCCCCTTTCAACGGGACAAAGATTATAGCTATCATGCAGGATGTAACGGAAAGGGAAGAATACTATAGCAGGGCTAAAAGCATCGAGGCAATAACAAATAGTTCAAAGGAACTCCGAAGTGTTTTGAATAATTTTTTAGAAATGAGCACGAAGCATGTCGAAACAACCCGTGGCAATTACTGATAAGAACGACATTCTTGAACTCAAGGTTGTCATGGAGCAACAGGCGGAGTTCATCAGGGTACTAACAAAGGTTCTCGAAACTTTAACACAAATAAATGATACCACTCGAAAGACGAATGAGTACTTCACCGGTAAAGAGGGCATACAAAAGGATTTATTGATCACGGTTGATTCTGTTAAAGTCGACAATGAGAAGCAGGGAGATTCTGTTGTATGGCGTATCGTAGGTGTGACTTCTCTCGTGGCTATTATTTTTGCCACAATATCGTCTATATTCGCGAACTCGCAAAGAAATGAACTCACGAATGAGGTGAAGGCTTTGCGAGAAGAAGTAAGGGCACAAATACATGTTGAGAACGGAAAAGCTAAAAGCGCCGAAATAGGCGAACAACAAAAATAGAGGATAATTGTAATAGAAGAACAACGCGATGTACCAAGTACTTTCAGGGTCATCATTCAGGATTTACTGGTGATGCCCTTAAACAAGTAAATTTGACCATTGATAATCAATAAAGTATAAAGGCAACAAAATGGCACTCAAAAATATAAAAAACGCAACAGTAAAAACAGGCGAAGATTTCATATACGTGGGTCTTGGTGAGGACCTCCTTTGTGGTATCGTACTCTTGACAGGCACCGCTTCTGCCGGAGTTACAATATCCGCTTCAACAGATGGCACTGATGCCTACCCCATGAATAATACTACCGGGGCTTTAGTCCTCCCGGCATTGACAGCAAATCAGTACTATGTAATCGACCCCGCGAACTTTGAAGGTGTCAGTACTGTGAAACTATCTGGATTCTCTTCTGGCGCGACAATGAAATTATTCACTAAAACTGTACGTACAGTAAGATAAGCGGGCTATCAAGGTATCCCGCGTTAAAGAAAAACTCAAGCTTCATGTATCCATGAGGCTTTATTTATATAAAAGAAAGGTAAACATATGATCTCGAAAGTATATAACTGGTTGGCTACACGCTTTAATAACGTGTGGCTTATTATTGTCGCGGTGGTGTCTTTTCTGGTTGCACAGTTGGAATGGCTGAAGAGTATTCTTTCTGAGCCAGATGGGAAGGGTTCTTTCAGGCGTGTGGGTTCTTTCCTTGTTATAGGGCACTTCATAAAATATTATGGTACTATTGCAGGAGCTACGAAGGCACTCCCGGAAATACCCGAGACATGGGTTATTATAATACTCACACTTTTGGGCTTTAGCTCAATCCTAACAATGGTCATGGGGTATTTCGATACTCGCCGTGTTACAGCCCCGGTAACAAATAACAATGTTATCGTGAATCCCCCGGCATCACAAGTAAACGCTGAAGAAGTGGCATCATGATCTCGGAAAAAGCATTTCAAGATTCTGCCAAGCAAATTGGTTGTGCTGTAAGCGTAATAAAAGCTGTTGCTGAAGTCGAATCTGGGTCAAGTGGCTTTCTCGAAAATGGTGATCTCAAAATACTTTTTGAGCCTTATGTTTTCGGGAGACTCACGGGAGGGAAATATAAGGACAAGACAGTAACCATAACCCAGACAAAAAAGGACGCGCATGGAAAAGAATACCCGTTCACTTTCACGTATCCATTATCCTTGACAGGGAATTGGGATATACACGCTTGCCATTACGGGGACCCGGGAATACAATGGCAGAAGGTACAAGCAGCAATTTTACTCGATAAGAATGCAGCACAAGAATCTTGCTCTTATGGCAAATTTCAAGTCATGGGTTTTAATCATGACCTGGCAGGATACCCTTCTGCTGAAGCAATGTTGAATGATTTCAAAATATCCGAGGATAGACACCTTCAGGCATTCACGTACTTCATTATTAAATCCGGGATGGCTCCTGATTTGATTTCCCACAATTTCAAACGATTTGCTATAAGATACAATGGACTTGGGTACGATAAGCATACACCAACAAGATTAGATGACTATGATTATCTGCTTGAGCAGGCAGAAAAAAAATACTTAATTCCGGAAAAACCCAGCGATGGAGATGCGGCTATTAAGCCAGTTGAGCTCGTTAGGTAAAACCCAGTTCCGTACAGTTCAGAAACAACAGTCTAAAAGGGCACCCCGTATTTCGGTACGAGTGCCCTTTTTGCGTTTTGGATAGCTGGTATATCAGAATTTGCCCAAAATGCCCACATTGGATACCCCGTAAATGGGGTCTATTACGCAGAGGAGTGGGGTAATTTGGGGCTAAAATGCTCTGGGGGTACAAATACGGCTCCAAAAGGCAGCTCGAGGCTTAAAACGCTTCTATGAAAGCCATTTTTATATAGCATTTAATTACTGGGTTATACAAAGTATTATTGTTTATCTTCTCTATTTCATCTCATTTCTTTTTTCTTTATATTCCTTTGTTAACTAAAAACTTTCAAACAATAAAAGGAGTCCTATCATGAATTACGCGGGTTATACTGAAAATACAGCTCTTTGCTTGTCCATTAAAACGACTGGCACCCGGCATCGATATAAACTATACAAAGATATTCTTTTGCCGGTTTCTCTTTTGAGCGAAGACTCACTTAAGGAGGTCGAGGAAATGGAGATGCGGCGAGAGGCATACGAAGGAGTAGTCCACTCCAAACAAATAAACTTGTTCGGTGAACAATACCAACAAAAGGTATTAGAGTCCCTTCGTAAGGAGAAGGCGGCTCTATTGGGGTTCTTATTAGCTAAAGAATGGGTCGAGAATTACAATGAGAATACGGGGGACAGATTGAGAGTAACGGGGGTGGTCACGAAAAAGGAACACAAGAAGAAGATGAGAATTTACACTTGCTACAACTGTGGCATTAAGTATGCAGGAAATAATAGTTTGAATTTTCAAGTTTATAGGGGCGCCTTCTATATGGAGCCTGAAGAGCAGCATTATTGTTGCCAAGCATGCTTCGACGAGGCGGCAGAGTTGAGGAATAATCGCACCTTTAAGTGCGATGTTTGCGACCGCACAATAAAAGAAGAAGAAACTCCCGGAGTGCTAAATTACCGAAAGGAGGATGAATTTCCTTATGGTATAATTTGCGTTTCCTGCCTTCGTGCGGAAACCCTTGAAATGGGAGTTCCTACAGAGGCAGTGGACTATAGAATGTATGCCCTGCCTTACGAGCGTGAAAGCTTAGTGGGTTGGGACAATATTTGCAATTGTAATTCCAAAAGAGATTTTCCAACCGCGGTAATAAAAGCCGCGATTGGGATGCGGAAAAAAGTCTTAGTGCGTGATTATTGTGGGGCAATATCAGTATACGCAAGACCTTACGATTGTAGGCAGGATGTTGCACGCAAATATTTGCGGAATCAAACTGCCGAAACGAGGATGTTGATCCCCCCAGAGCGAGTATTTGGGAGTGAATGCGAAGCAAAAAAGTCTGGGATAAAATATCCTTTCGAAGCTTTCCATGCGATTATAGCTGGATTAATAACTGAAAGTGACCTCACGGTGCATAGTACGACTATGTGTTCTTTTGGTTATGACCCAGAGGATATTACGGCTATGATAGCTGAATACATTCAGTTATCCGAAAAGGAGAGGAAATTAAACGAATTAAAAAGATATTTTTAAGATGCTCAACTCACCTGAAAATTATATTAAAAAAAGGATAGAAAAGTAATGGCAAATAAATCAAAAAAAGAACTCATTGATGAAAGAGCAATGGAACGTGCAGAAATGTTCGAATCTCTTTTTATTTTACATGGGGATAGACCCATTCATTTTCTCGAAAGATACCGGGGCATGGAGCCTAAAGATCAGATTGACTTTATATATTTCTTGAAAAATGAGCCCCTTCGTGACCGCAAAAGTAAAGCTTGTCTTGCTGATATAGCTTTACAGCAGCCAATAGAAGCGCACCAAAAAATACTTTCAGAATTACACATTAAATAATGGGAGAATTCATAATGCTAATTATTAATGAGAAATGCTGGATGCACAATGGATTACCCGAAAATGCGTGCAGGAAATTCATACATGGGAAAGTTCCCAGCGGGCAGTCTCATTCTAATCTCGACGTGATAAAATCTAAAATTTATTAAAAAAGGTACGAGTATGAAAATTATTTATGATTCTATTTTGTGTGTTAATAAAGAACAATTCCACCAAATTAGGCGTAAGAATTGGGGTAGAGAAGCCGGCGAAATGAAAGAAAACGAAATAGGGACAGATTGGAGAGGTTACGCCGTGGACTGTAGGGAGCCAAAAATATACCAAAAATTCATAAGGCGGAATCTCACAGCAGAGCAGTTGAGGAATTTCATCAATGATACTATCCCTGGATACATATTCGAACCTAATGTAAGTGGGTCGATGCATCCGGCGGTGGCCTTCTTAGACGCGGATAGGAATGCGCCTCTAGAGGGCTTGATATTATTTGTAACACCGCATACAACGAAGGATGACATGTATGCCGATTTACATGAGCATGATCGCTTTAATAATCCAGAAGCATTCTTGAAAAGACTTCTGGATACTGCCATTGAAGTTGCAATGGAGAGGCTTAGGACCATTGCTAATGGCAGAGTTGAAAATGTCCCCGATGAAATAGAATTTTGGGACGTGCTTGAAAGGGTGATACCCTAATGATGTTTCCCGGATTCTATCTTTCGTTCAAGGCGAGGAAAACGAGAACCCTGCAAGGAGGTAAGGTTCCATTCGCAAATTTGACAATTGAGCATCTGGCTCAACTGCACATAGTTCGATTTTGGATAGGTGGTAATTATAAGGATGTTGGCATTGAGACCGCGCGAAAGATTGTCGCTGGATTGCGAGCGATTATCGAGATTGAAGATGAGAAAATGAGGAAACAATGAAGAAGATAAATATTTTTTATTTATATAAATCTTCGTATATTTGTCGTAAGAAAATGATAAATAATGAGCATCCGGCGAAGCCTCCCAAAAGGGAGGCAGTACCGGCGAAGCCTCCCAAAAGGGAGGCAGTACCGGCGAAGCCTCCCAAAAGGGAGGCAGTACCGGCGAAGCCTCCCAAAAGGGAGGCAGTACCGGCGA